TAATACAAGAACTAGAGAAAGAACCAGATTGCAAAAAAGACTTAGATGCAATTAAAGCAGAATTAAAAGCAATGGGTTTTGAAAATTTATACAACCCACAACTTTTAAGGGAAAACACTGAGTTGTCTCGTATTTTACAATTGATTAAGTAATAATCGCTCCGTGGAAGTATATTCCACTTTTCTTAAAATGGCAGATTTATTCTGCCATTTTTTTCATAGATCATTGACTAAGCTACATAAGTATAGTACAATAGGCAAATTAATAGGAGATTTACATGGCTGGTCGTTCATACGGTGCAGAAGAAAAGGCTAAATTAGAACGTTTAATTACAGAAGGTTCTACAGTATTACGTGAAATTGAAGATCTACAAGAAGGCTTGAAGGAAACTGTTAAAGCAGTTGCTGAAGAATTACAGGTCAAACCCAGTGTAATTAACAAAGCAATTAAGATTGCACACAAAGGTGACTGGAGCCAATATAACGAAGATTGGGAAGAAATTGAAGCAATTCTAGATATTACAAAACGTATCTAAAGATAGTATAATATAAAGGTAAGGCGGGCCATAATCCGCCGTATCGGTATTTGTCAGCCGAAAATGACAAAGGAGAAAATAACACATGTCGTATGTAGATGCATACTTCGACCGAGATAATGATATTATCAGAATTGTCGAACGAAATAAAAAAGGCGAAAGAGAATATAAAGATATTCCGGTACGCCATACATTCTATGTTAAAGACCCCAAAGGAAAGTTTAATTCAATCTATGGGGATCCAGTTTCAAGAATAGTTTGTAAAAACACTAAAGAGCTCCGTAAAGAAATGGCTATTAATAGTAGTCGACAACTTTACGAATCTGATATTAATCCTATTTTTGTTTGTTTAAGCGAAAACTATCTTAATGCAGATGCACCTAAACTAAATGTAGCGTTTTTCGATATTGAGGTGGACTTTGACCCAGAACGTGGCTATGCATCCCCCGACGATGCATTCATGCCAATTACTGCTATCGCTATTCACCTGCAGTGGTTAGACACTATGATTTGTTTGGCAATTCCTCCAAAGAAAGTTAAAATGGAAGATGCCAAAGAAATGGTTAAAGACTTTCCTAATACTATGTTGTTTGACAACGAGGCAGACTTGTTGGACACATTCTTAGATCTAATACAAGAAGCAGATGTGTTGTCTGGATGGAACAGTGAGGGATTCGATATTCCCTATACTGTTAACCGTGTAACAAAAGTATTGAGCAAAGAAGATACTAGACGGTTCTGTCTGTTTAATTTATTTCCTCGTAGAAGAGAATTTGAAAAATTTGGAAGAGAGTCGACTACGTATGATTTTGTTGGTCGAGTTCACGTTGATTATCTAGAACTTTATAGGAAATATACTTATGAAGAAAGACACTCCTATCGATTGGATGCCATCGCGGAATACGAGCTTGGTGAAAGAAAAACTCAGTATGAAGGAACTTTGGACCAACTCTACAACAACGATTTTAAAACATTCGTCGAATATAACAGACAAGACTGTGCGCTATTGGATAGACTCGACAAGAAACTCAAGTTCTTGGATCTAGCCAATACACTAGCACATGAAAATACAGTACTAGTACAAACAACTATGGGGGCTGTAGCTGTTACTGAGCAAGCTATTATTAACGAAGCACATCGTAGAGGCTTTGTTGTTCCTAATAGAACAAAAATGAATGAAAGAGAAAGCAATGAAGGTGCTGCCGGTGCTTATGTTGCATATCCTAAAGAAGGTTTGCAAGACTGGATCGGCTCACTAGATATTAACTCACTTTACCCATCAGCGATTCGTGCGTTGAATATGGGGCCTGAAACTATTATTGGGCAATTAAGGCCAATTCTTACTGATAATTTTATTCAAGAACAAATTAATAAAGGTAAGTCATTTGCATCAGCATGGGAAGGTGTGTTTGGTAGTTTAGAATATACTGCTGTAATGAATCAAGAAATAGGTACAGATATTGCTATCGACTGGGAAGATGGTTCTAGTGATATAGTAAGTGCCGCAGAAGTTTATAGATTAATTTTTGAAAGCAATCAACCTTGGATGCTTTCAGCTAACGGTACAATCTTTACATATGAGAAAGAAGGTATCATTCCAGGGCTACTGAAACGTTGGTATGCAGAACGTAAAGAGATGCAGGCTAAACTTAAAGAAGCAATTAAAGCAGGTAATAAAGTTGAGGAAGAATATTGGGATAAACGTCAGCTAGTTAAGAAGATTAACTTGAACAGTTTGTATGGTGCTATTCTTAATGCTGGTTGTAGATTCTTTGACAAGCGTATTGGCCAATCAACTACACTTACTGGTCGCCAAATTGTTAAACACATGGCAAGTAAAGTAAATGAGATTGTTGCGGGTGATTATGACTATCGCGGTAAAGCAATCATCTACGGCGATACTGACTCTTGTTACTTTAGTGCTTACAAAATACTAAAGAAAGAAATTGATGCAGGACATATACCGTGGACTAAAGAAACTGTAGTTCAACTATATGATCAAATTGGAGAGGAAGTTAATGCAACTTTTCCACAATTTATGTTAGATGCATTTCATTGTCCTAAATCAAGGGGCGAAGTTATTAAAGCAGGACGAGAAATTGTTGGTTCTAAAGCGTTGTTTATTACTAAAAAACGGTATGCTGTATTATACTATGACAAAGAAGGTAAGCGAGCAGATGTAGAAGGTAAGCCTGGTAAGATCAAGGCCATGGGGCTAGATCTTAAACGAAGTGACACACCAGAATTCATTCAAAACTTTTTAAGCGATGTACTTGAAATGGTGTTGACCGGATCTACTGAACAACAAGTATTAGATTTTATTAGTGAATTCCGTGCTAAGTTTAAAGCAAGACCCGGATGGGAAAAAGGTAGTCCTAAACGTGCTAACAACATTACTGAATATCAAGCTAAAGAAGTCAAACAAGGTAAAGCTAATATGCCAGGGCACGTTCGTGCAAGTATTAATTGGGATACATTGAAGCGTATGTTTAGCGACAAATATTCAATGGGTATTACTGATGGTGCTAAGGTTATTGTTTGTAAACTAAAACAAAATCCATTAGAATATAATAGTGTTGCTTACCCAGTGGATGAATTACGTTTGCCACAATGGTTCAAAGATTTGCCGTTTGATCATGCTGAAATGGAAGCTACTATTATTGATAAGAAGTTAGAAAATCTTATTGGTGTTCTAAACTGGAATATTACTAGCACTGAAGAAAAAAATACATTTAATAGTTTATTTGACATATAATATGAAACAAGAAAAAAAAGAAATACTAGTTGCAGGCTACGGCTTTGTTGGTAAAGCTGTATTTAAAGCCTTGAGAGAATTTAATCAATGTTCAATTATAGATCCACTCTATAATAGTTCTAAAATGGAGGACTATCCATTAGCAGACGGGGTTGTTATTTGTGTAGGAACACCAAGTTTAGAAGACGGCGGGTGTGATGACAGTCAGATTAGAGATGTTATTTCAAAGACTTCGCCAAACACACCTATTTTAATCAAATCTACAGTAACTCCAGACAATCTTGAAAAGTTAGTAACAGATTTTCCAGATAACCCTATATGTTATAGTCCGGAATTCTTACGTGCTAGATCAGCAGAGTTTGACTTTACTAACCAAAGGTTTACAATTTTAGGAGGTGACGATCCAGACAGTTTCTGGGAAACTATACTCTCTGAAGCGTTGCCATTATCTAAAATATTTTTTAAATGCACACTAACCGAAGCATCTACAATAAAATACGCAGCTAATTCGTTTTTAGCAACCAAAGTAGCTTTCTTTAATCATATGTTTGATCTTTGCAATGCCAATGGGGCAGATTTTAATGTTGTAAGACAAATTTTAGTCCACGATCATAGAATTGGATCTAGTCATACATTAGTCCCCGGGATTGATGAAGATCGTGGCTTTGGGGGGCATTGTTTTCCAAAAGATACTAAAGCATTAATAAAATATTCAGATCAATTAGGTGTATCGTTAGATGTGCTTAAATCAGCAATTGAATATAATAAAACGGTAAGAAAGACTCTTGACCTTTAACAAAAACCTAAATATAATCATTAACAATGGAGAAAAACATGAAAGATATTTTACAAGACCTAGTAGCACACACTCATGCACTTGGATTTATTCCTTTAATTAAGATTTCGTCTTCTGAAGAAGAGACTCAAATTGAAGGTATGGCTGAGGATCGATCAGTAATCATTAATGCAAAGACTAAAACACCTGTATCAGAATTTGAAGGTATTTTTGGCATGCCTAATTTAAACAAGCTAGACATTCATTTAAAGTGTCCTGAATATAAAGAAGGTGCATCAATTGGTGTTACAACCGCAGAAAGAAATAATGAAGTAATTCCAACTGGATTACATTTTAAAAACGCCGCTGGTGATTTTCAAAATGATTACAGATTTATGAACACTGAGATTATTAATGAGAAATTAAAATCTGTTAAGTTTAAAGGTGCAACATGGAGTGTTGATTTTGAACCTAACGTGTCTTCTATTCAAAGATTAAAATTCCAAGCAAACGCCCACAGTGAGGAAACTGTATTCCAAGTAAAGACTGAAAACAATAATCTTGTTTTTAGTTTTGGAGATGCTAGTACCCATGCAGGAGAATTTGTTTTTGAAGCTAATGTTGTTGGCAAATTAAAATCTACCTGGGCATGGCCTGTTATTCAAGTTATGAGTATTCTAGCACTTGCTGGAGATAAGACTGTTAAAATTAGTGATGCAGGTGCTATGATGATCACTGTGGATAGCGGTATGGCTGAATACAACTATATTCTCCCAGCGCAAAGCAAGTAATGTTAGAAACACATAAAAGAACTATAGCAAGGACCGTAAGTTATAGAATTGCGGCTTTGCTTATTACTGCTATATGGACTGGTCTTGGAGATGCCATAATCATACATATTATATTAACTATAGTACATTATATTTTTGAACGACTATGGTTAAAAATAAAGTGGGGTAGAATTGAATAAGAACTTAACAATAGCTCAAAATGACTACGCATATTTCCTGCCAGCAACGTCAGGATTTTATGCTACATTTATAGGCAAACAACGGTATGGCAACTATGTTGACCCTGCCCGTATCCCCGCTAGCTTTACTAATGGGATAGAAAGCCTAAATTATTTAGACCCGGACAAAGGGTTATTTTACTATGACCACTGTCTATACTCTGCAGGTCACGCTAATTTAGATCTCAATAAACAAGACGAAAGCGAAGACATGTTCCGTAATCGCAATCGTAGTACTAGTTGGGTACTTGGTGATTCAGGTGGTTTCCAAATTGGTAAAGGTGTGTGGGAAGGTGACTGGAAAAATCCTAACTGTCCTAAAGCACAAAAGAAACGTGAACAAGTTCTTAAGTGGATGGATGCACTTATGGACTATGGTATGTGTTTAGATATTCCTGCTTGGGTAGCTCGTAGTCCTGCTGGACAAAAAGCCACAGGTATTACTACATACGCAGAAGCAGTGCAAGGAACATATATTAACAATGATTGGTTCGTAAACAATCGTAATGGCAATTGTAAATTCTTAAATGTTCTTCAAGGTGAAAATCATACTGATGCAGATGATTGGTATGATAGAATGAAGAAGTATTGCGATCCTAAAGTCTATGGTGACCGTGCTTTTAACGGTTGGGCTATGGGCGGACAGAATATGTGCGATGTACACTTAACGCTAAAGCGGTTAGTGGCACTAAGATTTGATGGACTACTAGAAAAAGGCAAACAAGACTGGATGCACTTCTTAGGAACATCAAAATTGGAGTGGGCAACTTTGCTCACAGACATTCAACGTGCTGTAAGGAAATATCATAATGAAAACTTTACCATATCTTTTGACTGCGCCTCACCGTTTTTGGCAACAGCAAACGGACAAATCTACATCCAAACAGAAACAGAAGACAGAACTAAGTGGGTCTACAGAATGCAAGCTAGTGCAGATGACAAAAAATATGCCGCGGATACTCGTCTCTTCAAAGACGCGGTAATACAAGATGGCATCTTTAAAAACTTTGAATCAAGTCCAATAATTGATCAGTGTCAAATTAAAGATATTTGTATCTATAAGCCCGGCGACCTAAATAAAATAGGCAAAGAAGGTAAAACTTCATGGGATAGTTTTAGCTATGCCATTCAAATGGGGCACAATGTTTGGCATCATATTAATGCTGTACAAGAAGCTAATAGAAAATATGATGCTGGCAATGTTCCAGCTATGTTGGTACAAGAGAAATTTGATAGACTATTCTTTAAAGATATTGTAGAAGCTATTTTTGCAACTAGTGATAGAGGTACTGCCGATGCTGTTGTTGAAGAATATAGTCGTTTTTGGATGAGTATCATTGGCACTAGGGGAGCTACTGGTAAAAAGACTGTCAATGCTAGCACTATGTTTGCCAATCTATTTGACGAAACAGATTCAAATACACTACAATCAGAGCATAGTGACGAATTTACTGACGAAGAAGAATCAAAATTAGACCAGCTAGAATTACAGGTAAAAGAATGACCTTACCAGATGAACGATATCGTGCTGTTAAAATGGCAGAACAACTACTAAAGGATTTATGTGACCGTACTGTTACACCCAAAGTTCCTAAAATCATTAGGCAACGAGCTAGCGGTTGCCTACGTCACTACCCTAATAGTTGGGACATGCAACAAGCAGCCGAAGCTAGCCCGCATGTATTTGCAGAACGCATGGAAGAAGTAACCCGTTTATTCAAACAATACGAGCAAAATAAAAATGAATCGTGATTATACAGATGGGCAATCGAGTAGTGTTGTATTCTTCTTTGGCAAAGAAGTAGAACACACGCCGGCATATGGTATGAATACATTATTTGTAGTTGATATTCAACCGATTGACGCAATTGAAGGTGCATTAGTTAATCAAAAAATTAATCATATTTTCTTTGGTGCTAATCATAGTTTTAATCCGCAAGGATATGATAACCATAAACAGTGGGAGGAAATGATTTTCTTCTTTTTAGAAAAAGGTTATCTTTGTTCTTTAGATATTCCCTTAAGTCAAGTTGAAGAATTTCACGAGAGTGGGTATTGCGAATACGATAACTTTATCCCGCAAATTAGAATTCCAATTCCTTATATTAAATTATGGAATTATAATACAATGCTTAAAATTGATGACAAAGATTTTAAAGCAACTAATCCCGGTGTATGGTCCCACAGTCTACATACACTAATGGATCGTAGTAAGTTCACAGACTGGTCACAATATAAAAACGACGAAATTATCAAATGATTATTAAACAAGATATACGTCCACATAAAATGATTTGGGTTACCTTTCGAAAAGAAGGTATTCACAAATATCCCGCAGCCGCAACTGATCCCAATCTAGCAACAGGAGATGAATATGATGTCTCGTTTTTGGCTAATCCCCATCGCCATATTTTTCATTTTAGGGTTTATCTTAGTGTTACCCACAATGACAGAGATGTGGAATTTATACAATTCAAACGATGGTTGGAAAAATTGTATTCTAGCAACGAAGGTGTATTGTCGCTAGACTATAAGAGTTGTGAGATGATGAGCGATGACTTATATGCTCAGATTCACACAAAGTATCCAGACCGTGAGGTTTGGATTGAGGTCTCCGAAGACGGAGAAAATGGTTCATTTATTAAGTACTAACTATAAGAGGCTGCAATGGCTAAAAATTATAACGATATCAACTATCTCGAAACTCGCCCCGACATTGTCAAAATCTTTGACGACTTGGAAGCATTCCATAACTACTGTCGTTTGGAATTGATTGAATTTAACGAAGCTCATCTTTACAATAGAGAAAGTTGGCAATGGCGTAACTATGAAAAGAGTACACGCCCACGTAAACCGTGGAACGGTGAGAAAAAGCCTTGGAGTGGTGAGCGCAAGCCTTATCAAGGCAATAAGCCACGCTATAACCAATGACAATATTTTTAGTTGATTTAGAATCAGTTGAGACAAGGTATACGGGTCAATGGAAGACCCATATACCTAAATTATTAAAAAAGGCAGGTCACAATGTTCAAATTTTATCTGGCCCTGCGGATATTCCTTCAGCCACTACTCCTGGTGCTTTCCTTAATTTTGGCGGTACCAATGTTTATAAGTCAGCACAAGTGGAGCAGATGGGCCGCTTATTTTGCAACGGAGCCGTTCATCCCGGCGATCACTTTATTTTTACTGATGCTTGGCACCCGGGTATCATCAACTTAAAGTACATGAGCGAGTTGCTGGGCATTCCAGTTATTACACACGGACTTTGGCATGCAGGTAGTTATGATCCACAAGACTTCTTAGGACGTCTTGTAGGTGATACACCTTGGGTTAGAAATGCTGAAAAGAGTTTCTTCCATGCGTTTGATCACAACTACTTTGCCACAGACTTTCATATTGATATGTTTGCTCATAATCTACTAAGCATAGATTATGAAACAGCAAAACTGTCATATATTAACAGCAATAAAATAGTGCGTACAGGTTGGCCTATGGAATATATGGAAGATATTTTAAATCCGTATAAAAATATGCCTAAAAGAGATCTCATATTATTTCCGCATCGCATTGCTCCAGAAAAGCAAGTTGAAATCTTTCGAGATTTAAAAGAACATCTACCACAGTATGAATTTATTGTGTGTCAGGATCAACAGCTAACAAAAAATGAATATCATAACTTGTTAGGTGAAGCAAAGATAGTGTTCAGTGCTAATTTACAAGAAACATTAGGTATTAGTTGTTATGAAGGTGCTGTAGTAGATGCTATTCCTATGGTGCCAGACAGACTTAGTTATACAGAGATGTATTTTGATACTTTTAAGTATCCTAGCAAGTGGACTGAAAGTTTTGATGCCTACACAGTATATAGACCAGATATATGCTCTAAAATTATAGAGCACATGGATAACTACAAGACTCGACTCCCTATGCTTAACAAACAAAAGGAGATGTTATATGAGCAATTCTTCTCAGCAAACAGAATACTTGACAATATCCGATGATAATATCGGTGATATAACTATCGATGTTGGTTATGATTATGCATCTTCAGATACTATAACTATATCTGGAGGTAGTGGTTCTAATCAAATTTATATTGACAACAGTACTATGTACACTACCCCAGGTAATATTAGTACAGTAACTCTTGGCCCAATTAGCGCAACTGATTTAGAATCTTTTATTTTTAATCCGCCTGAAGAATGGTCAAATAGTTTTCCGGAATGGGATCGAATACAAAAAATGTGTGACATTTATCCAGGTCTTAAAATTGCCTTTGAAAAATTTAAGACTACTTACAAACTTGTAAAGGATGATTATGATAATCCAGACACTCAAAAATAAATTCCTTAGTTTTCTTGAAAAAGCCGGCAGAAAGAGAATTATATTTGACCGTGTAGATAACGAGCCTTATTTGGAAAGATATTATCTTTTCTTAAAAGAAAGAAAAAAATTTCCATTTAATGTATTTTTACACAAGTTCCTAAAAGGAGATCCGGATGATGTCCACGATCATCCGTGGCCATATGCTACATTAATATTAAAAGGTGGATACTACGAATGGGTTCCACAATTTGTTAACGGGGTTATGATTGGTGAACATCGTTTATGGCGTGGGCCAGGTCATTTCCGTGTTTGCAGTTCTAATTCATATCATCGCATTGAGCTTAAGGACGGTGTAACAGCTTGGACTTTGTTTATGCCGGGGCCACAAAAACGAGAATGGGGATTTCTTGTAAAGAATAAATGGATACACAATGACAACTACTTACGCAACAGGAAAACACACAATATCTAACGGCGGTTATCAAGCAGGATACGGACCTACTCCGCCAGCAGGAAATGTTACTATAGCTACTAACAGTATTGGAGCTGTTGGATCTACTGTATCAATCTTTGGCGGTGGCGGCGGGGGATCTGGGCAAGTTTATACAACCAATACCACTGCCGGCCAGTTTTTAACAAGTGCTACTAACGGAACAAGTTGGGCCAATCCAAATGACAACGTAATGATTGTTAAACAAGATCCTGCTAGTTTGGAAGTCAAAGGTAAGATGATACTTAACGGACAAGACTTAGAAGAACGGTTAAACACAATTGAAAAAGTCTTGTGTATTCCTGAAAGAGATATTAAACTAGAGAAAAAGCATCCAAAGCTAAAGAAGTTGTATGACGACTATATTAATGCATTGGGCAAATATAGAACATTTGAATCAATTAAAGGAGATGAGGAATGAGAGAGTTACACCCTGATGTAGCGCACACTGCTAAAGAAATGGTTATTAAAGAAAACGAAGGATTTAGAATTCGTTTAGAAAAATGGGAATCTATTAATCCTAAAGGGTTGTTCAATATCGACCTTATTCAAGAAAGCCTTGATGAAGATGGGGATGTATGGCAAACTAGCACATATAATTTTCATATGACTAAAGAAGAATTACAAACATTAGCCTACGGTTTAACTTCATGAAAAAAGTCTATTACACTTGGCAACAAGTAGAAGGTGCGTGTTTAGACATTGCTCGACAAATGTCAGCAGACAATTGGAAACCTGATTATATTGTTGGCATTACTAGAGGCGGTGCTGTTCCTGCTATTTTATTGAGTCAATACACAGGCATTCCAATGCGCCCATTACAAGTTAGTTTGCGTGACGGCGGAGACTGTGTAAGTGATTTAGGCATGGCCGAAGACGCAATAGGTTCTGTCCCGTTTGATCGTAGAGCAGAGTTTGGTGGTAACAAGTGGGTTGAGAAACTTAAAAAGAAAATTCTTATAGTTGACGATATTAACGATACAGGCGCTACTGTCGATTGGATTAAACAAGATTGGCCAAGCGGCTGTTATCCGGACGATACTGAATGGAATCAAGTATGGGGTGATAACGTTCGATTTGCAGTTCTAACGCACAATCAATCAAGTGAATTTAAAGATCCAGATTACAGTGTTTGGAACGTTAACAAAGCAGAGGAAGACTGTTGGTTAGTTTATCCTTGGGAGGAATTTTGGTTATGATTAAATCTGTAGTAAAATTAGTTGTTGCATTACTAGCAATTGTTCTAGTAATAGTTATAGGACCTATTTTAGGAATTTGGTCTTTAAATACCTTATTTCCAGTTTTAAAGATTCCGTATGCGTGGGATACTTGGCTGGCATTCTTACTGCTGTTTGGTAGTATGACTGGATTACGATTTGGAGGCGGTCGTGGAAGAACCTAATTTAACTCCTGAAGCAATTAGAGAAAAAATTGCAAAAGTTATGAAAGACTTACAAGCCTTGCAATCTACAGGCGATGTAGGTCGTAGATTTGAAGTGCTGTCGGAGTACAAAGAATACCTCGAAGAAGAGTTAAAAGAATTACAAAGATCTATCAAATGAATTTTGAACATACAGTTAGGATAGATTGGGATAATCAAAGTGTACCGTGGTGGAATGAATGTTGTGCTACGGTTTTAGAAGTATTTGGACTACCTGGTAATAGATTTATATATCACCCGTATGAAGATTACATGGAGTTTGAATTTAAATCAAAAAAAGATGCTGATATTTGTCGTATACTTTTGAGTGAAAAACTTTCTAAAAATTTTGCAAAAACCTAAATAAGACTGTATAATTTAACAATAGACATCCACGTCTATAACTCGGAGAATAATAATTGACAAACGAATTTAAACCAGATCCTGCACTCAATACAGAAATTGATAAAACTTTTGTAAAGGATACATTTGAAGACCAGTATGTGCCTTTACCCCAAAAGGTATACGTTAAAGCCGGCGAAATGATGAGCGACAAAGGATACGAAGAAGCGTATCTAGCAGATACAATTCGCTTTAAAATGAAACGTGACAATAAACGTTTCTGGGCAGGCGACAATATTAGCGATTATGTCACAGAAGAACATAAAGATAAACTTATCAACGAAGCAACAGAAGCATTTGAACTAGTGCTTGATCGCTTGCTGATTGATCGTGAAAATGATCCAAATAGTAAAGGTACAGCAAGACGCCTTGCTAAAATGTACTTTAATGAAATAATGGCAGGTAGATATGAACAAGCACCAGACGCAACAGCATTTCCAAATGACTCGCAGGACCGTTACGAAGGTATGTTGGTTGTCCGTAGCGAGCTTCGCAGTATGTGTAGCCATCATCACCAACCCGTTACTGGCGTTGCTTATATTGGTCTTATTGCTGCCGAGAAACTTATCGGACTTAGCAAGTACACACGCATTGCCCAGTGGTGTGCCCGACGTGGTACTCTCCAGGAGGAACTTTGCAATGACATTGCTAGGGAAATCGAAAAGGCCACAGGAGCCAAAGATCTAGGCGTATACATTCAAGCCACACACGGTTGCTGTGAGAATCGCGGTATTATGGCACATAGCTCACTGACACAAACTACGGTGCTTAAAGGTGCGTTTAAAGAAGATGGTAATACAAAGAAAGAATTCTTTGACAATATTAAACTTCAACAGGAGTTTGCCCCAAGATGAACGATGATTTAAAATTAGAAGAAGCGTATCAAAATTACTGGAAATTAACAGTAAATTTAATTGAAAATGGTAATCGACCGCTTTCTGTTGCAGGCGTTATGTTAGCACAAGCCCTTAGCATTTATAAAACCATACTCAAACCTAATGAATTTGAAATGATGATTGATACTATTTCAGATTCAAGAGACGATGTAAAAATTATTAAAATAGAGACCAATTTACAATGACTCCGCAAACACCAGCACAAGGAATTTTAGTACACAGAGATTACGGCGATGCCAAACACTATTCAATTATGTGTGAATGTACAAGTACTGACCATATGCAAAATGTGTGGATAGAAGCTGAAGATGCTGGAGTTACTGTAACTATATACACACAACAGAAATCTCTTTGGTGGGGGTTAAATCGTTGGCAAATAATTTGGAAGTTGCTTACTAAGGGTTATATCGAAACTGAAGTTAGTACTATAATGAATGAACAACAAGCTCTTAATTATTCCCAAGCATTACGCTCTGCTGTTAATGATGTAGCAGAATTTAGAAAGCAAAAAAAAGTAAAAGCTAGCAATAAAGAAGTATCTAAATTAGCAGAGCAAGGAGATTGTGTATGAACAAGATACAAGAAATCTTAGATATCCTGCAAGAAGAATGTGGAGAATTAATTGTATCTGCTAGTAAAATTCGTAGATTCGGTTTAGACAATAGTTATAAAGACGGCGGTACTCAGAGAGCACACTTGACTCAAGAAGCCGGTGATGTTATGTTAATGATACAACTGTTAGTCGACCATGGAGTTTTTAGCCAACAAGAGCTATTAGAAGCAAGCCAAAAAAAATCAGAGAAGCTTAAAATATGGTCAAAGATTTATGAAAAGGAAATCATATGACAACCGCAAAGCAACTTGCCGATGAACTAATATATAGAATGAAAACCACCGCTTTGCAAAAATTTGAAATTAAAAGAGAGGTTGGAGAAAATTGGTTACCCAACGGAGTTGTTCCGTTTGATATAAGTGCAAAGAATGGTATTGCTACGTTTACAGTATGGGCGGAGAGCTATGTTGATGCAGAAGATCAAGTATCGATGTTTTTAGAAAGAAACGAAAATGAGTAAATTAAAAATTGCAGAATTATTTTATAGCGTACAAGGCGAAGGACGTTACATGGGTGTACCGTCCGTTTTCTTACGTACATTCGGTTGTAATTTTAAATGTGCCGGCTTTGGTATGCCTAGAGGTGAACTAAGCGAAGAGGCAAACAATCTTGCACTATTGCAAGACATTCACGATGAGCCTCCATTTAAAAAATATGAAGACCTTCCATTAGTTAGTACAGGTTGCGATAGTTATGCTAGCTGGCATCCTAGCTTTAAAGAACTAAGTCCAATGCTTACTAGTGATGCTATTGTAGATCGCATTATGGAAATTATTCCTTTCCACGAATGGAAAGATGAACATCTAGTCATCACTGGCGGAGAACCTTTACTAGGTTGGCAACGTGCTTATCCAGATTTGCTAGATCATCCTAAAATGGCAGGATTAAAAGAAATTACATTTGAAACAAACGGTACTCAAAAACTTACTCCGGAATTTAAAGAATACTTACTCAATTGGGGTATTGAATCAAGAGGATATAATGCATTAACATTTAGTGTTAGTGCCAAACTTCCGTGTAGTGGTGAGAAATGGGAAGAAGCAATACTTCCAGAAGTTGTTTGCGAATATGAACAAGTTGGTACAGCATATCTAAAATTTGTTATTGCCACAGAGCAAGACTTCGAAGATGCTAAACGTGCAACTGAAGAATATCGTGCGGCTGGATTTGCTGGACATGTTTATCTTATGCCAGTCGGCGGAGTAGAAAGTGTCTACGCATTAAACAATCGAGCAGTGGCTATTATGGCAATGAATGCAGGTTTACGTTATAGTGACCGCTTGCAAGTGCCATTATTTAAAAATGAGTGGGGTACTTAATGAAAAAAATAATTAGAAAGTTGTTTGGCATTGATAAAATAGAATTAGAAAAACAAAATCTTCAAGACGCTAGAGATAAGGCAATAGCAGAAACAGTTCTAGCACAAGAAAAAGAAGAGCTTGCAAAACTAACTCCAAAAGAACGTGCTACTAAAAAAGGAGAACCGTGGGTTTCAGTATTAGACACTAAAGTTAATAAGGATAATCCTCGTAACGGTTTTTTTGAGCTTGATTGGAATGCACACTTTATTTTAGATTTAAAAAAAGCTGGGTACGGGTTTGATGGAGATCCTGAAGAAGAAATTGTAGATCGATGGTTTCGAGACATTGTTAGAAATATGCTAACCGACGAAGGTATGGATGCTAGTCGTGGAGCAGGATTCATTAATATAAACAAAATAACTAAAGATAAATCAGAGGCTAGCTAATGGTAGTTGTTGATAAGAATGAATATATTGATTTATACGACTGGTCTTCTTTAATTAAACAAGAAGATATGAATCAATTAACTTCTGTAGTTAAACAAATTATTGACTCTGGCAATTATTTTAAAAATAGTCCAAAGTTTCAAACACAAGAAAACTTGTTTGCTCGCAACGAAGCAGTTTTTTTAAAAATGAGACAAAGTTTCATTTATTCTGTTTTTCAATTTTTAGGCGGTGAAGTTAAAATTAAAAACATGATGGCTTGGTGTTTTATGACCAGTCAAAACGAAGTTGAGGATAGAGACGACCTTTGGCACACACACCATTTGAGTAACAATAACGGAACAACTAATTCAATTAGCGGTGTTTGGTATGCGGATATTCCTAAGTCAATTACTAATCAAGATACAGCTGGCACAGAATTTTGTATGGATTGGCCAACCAAAAAAGATATTTTTTACTTAAAACCAAAGGAGTTGACTTGGGTCATATATCCTAGTAAAATATGGCATAGGCCTGGAATCATAGACTCAGATGATTACAGATTTGTTTTTGCTGCAGACATGGAATATTACATATGACATATATTTTGGTTGATACAGCCAATACTTTTTTTCGTGCTAGACATGTTGTTCAAGGATCTAGTGATATTAAGCTAGGAATGGCTTTTCATATTACCTTTAATAGTATTAAAAAAGCATGGAATGACTTTGAGGGGAAACATGTAGTGTTCTGCCTCGAAGGTCGTTCGTGGCGTAAGGACTTTTACGAGCCTTATAAACGTAATCGCAGCGAAACTCGTGCAGCTATGACTGTTAAAGAACAAGAAGAAGATAAATTGTTCTGGGAAGCATTTGATGAATTTAAAAACTTTATCATTGAAAAAACTAACTGTACAGTTTTACATCATCCACAACTAGAAGCAGATGATTTAATTGCTGGATTTATACAAAGTCATACCGATGACAATCACGTAATCATTTCAACTGACAGCGACTTTTATCAATTAATTGCTCCAAATGTTAGCCAGTATAATGGTGTACAAGAACATCATATTACACACGAAGGTATTTTTGATGCAAAGGGTAAACGTGTTGTTGATAAAAAAACAAAAGAACCAAAAGAAGTTCACCCAGAATGGTTATTGTTTGAGAAGTGTATGCGTGGTGATACCAGTGATAATGTCTTCTCGGCGTATCCGGGTGTGCGTGTTAAAGGCACAAAAAACAAAGTGGGTCTTACTGAAGCGTTCGAAGATCGTAAAAGCAAAGGCTATTCGTGGAATAATCTCATGCTGCAGAGATGGGTTGACCACGAAGGTGCAGAGCATCGCGTCTTAGATGACTACGAACGCAATCGTCGATTAATTGACCTAAAATATCAACCAGAAAACATTAAAGAACTTATTAGTAAAACTATTAAAGTCGACTGTGTTCCTAAGGATGTAACACAAGTTGGTATTCGTTTATTAAAGTTCTGTAATGCATGGGATATGAAAAAGGTTGCAGACAATGTTCAGCAATATGCAGAACCATTCCAAGCCAAATACCAAGGAGAATAATATGGCAAAATTAACTAAACTAACAAAAGTAAATGAGAACATCAGTCTCTATCGATATGATAACGGTTGGATGGTTGAGATAGGTGGCAGAGACAAAAAAGAAGATTGGAAAACCGCTAAGATTATGTGCAATACAGAAGAAGAATTAATTGCGCTGATCAAAGAATGGAATTCTATGGACTTAGACAACTAAGGAATATTAATATGGCTAACTGGAAAATTTCTACTTATTATAAAAAATCATGCGAAGAACACGAACTTTATACTAAAGATGGAATGACTATTCGACGTAAAACTGGTTTCCGCTGGGCTAGTTTTTATGTTGAAACATCTGATGATAATCCTCCAGAGTTTGAGTTCGAGTTTGTACCGGGCGGAGATGGTCGAAAAGATAGTGTCAATATGTACAATCTATCAGGCCCTAACATTGAAAGTTCTGAACTTGAAGGAATGAATGACGGCTGTTGGGAAGATTATGACTGGCCTGAAGAAATGGACGACGACGAAATTCAACGATTAGAAGATCTCATTGCAGAAGAAAGTGCTTACGAAGTTCTAGAGGATCAAGAAGGTTGGATATTAGACGAAAGCGAAGCATGGTGCTGGGGTCCTATTCTTATTGAAGACGAAAATGGTAATCAAGTTAAAATTGTTATTGCCGACGAAGACGGAAAATGCATAGAATTTAAGGAAGAATAATGGGAAGCGGGCCACGTTTTAGCATCAGTACTACTAAAGGACTTGGATTAGCAGTATATTTTGATAGATTTCCGCACGAAGTATCGATTAATTTGTTAATTGGATTCTTTACTGTTTATATTGGATTTGGGAAAGGATACGACGATGTCTAAAGTATATCTCATCAAACCGCTTGAAAAGAAAAGCATTGTATGGCATGTAGAAATGTACCGTAATAATGCAGATGGTTCTATTAGCTGGTTTAATATTGACGAAACCTATCGATGGGGACAAGGTTTTATTGAAGCAGATTTAGATTGTAATCTGCCTTGGGAAGGTGATCCTGTAGCGTATACTAGACAAGATGCAGGTTGGGGTTGTGAGTTTGACGATAGCATTAATATTGAGTTTGAGTTTAGTGATGATATCGACGAAGAAGAACAAGAAGACATTAAAAACTCATACTATGAAGGTGGTGCAAGTTGGGTGTATGATGCTGATCATGATTGGATGGAAGAAGATTCTGCTGTACATATCATTGCTCCATATCAAGTCAATCTATGTGAAGACGACGGTACAGTTATCGAAGAAAATGTTAAACTTAAAACTAGACCAAAACCTAGCAATGCATGGCCATTTCCTAACAAAGGAGAAACACAATGACAGAAATTTATGCAAAACCAATCGTTGAAGGAAAGTTTTGGATCATTGAACAAGACGGAGAAAAAGTTGCCACCTTACACAAAAAAGAAAATAATAAATTTGTGTTGAGTAGTACTACTGGCGAAGTCATGTTTAATAAAAAAGATGATCTTGTAAAACAGTTTGGCAACGGGTTCTTTTTATCCAATGATAAAGTTAAAGTTACAACTCTTGAACCAAAGGAGTGTCATGGGTATCCAACTGTTTGTAAACCCTATAACTCTATGTATGATGTTAGAAGAAAACTTCCGCTGTTTACTAAATCTAATGCTAGCAAAAGTTTATACTGTGCAGGGTATTACATTATAAAATTTAACAAAGGTTGGGTTAAAAGTTTTTGCCCAAAAGCAATTACTATTGAACGGTATCCGTTTAAAGGACCTTTTAAAAATGAAATTGAGATGAAGGCAATTCTATCAAATGCAAAATCAAATTAATACTTTACCTTTATCACAATTTGCTCAGTTATTAAGATCAGCAGAATTGAGTCAATCTAAAGAAGTAAGAATTCCAATTGTTCAAGCACGGCTATTAAACTTGGCTTTATTAGAAATGTTAGAAAAGTCTAATAAAGACTACGAAACCATGTTTAATCAATTAAAACAAACGTCAAATACAGAAACTATATCTGTTTCTATGGACGGTGGTGGTTTCGAAACCAACAAATAAATGCTAAATATATACGTAGTTAATCAAAGAGATTATGTATATATGAGTAGACCAAAGCCTAAGATACTATTAGAACATATTGATAAAAAGACCTATAAAAGTGAACAAATTTTAGAGGCTGATGCAATTTGGGCTGTTTTCTATAAAGGCGAACCTTTTAACTTAAAAAGTTCTAATAGTTTGACAAGTTACCCCGGACCTAAATATAAAAAAGTAAGTTTTTCAAATCCAGGCCACGCACATAATTTAGCAAAAAAATTAAACCTTACATTTGGCTGCAAAGATTTTCAAGTAGTAAAATTAACCACTGGAACTATCATACCTTAATATGATAAATCGAGATGCTCTAACTAAAATTTTTTTAAAAGAATGGGGGAAGAGTGTTGACGATGCCAATGTACAACTGTACTCTCATAAATGGTGGCAAAGCAATAGAGTAAACAAAAAGAATGCGTTTAGACTTAGTGAAGATGGTTTTGAGTTTTTAACCAACGAGCTTAACATTAGAATGTATGAAGTTCCGTTTACCGAGCCAATTGATTTAAGTCCGCAAACTATTATCTTTTTGGAAAGATATATAGACTGTCCATATTATTTAACAAACCAAAGTATTACTGTATTTTCTGAACGTAAAAGTTTTGAGCTTTACTTGTTCTCGGACGATATTAGAAAATTTGGACTAGTTAAAGCAATGAACGAACGCCAAAAAGAGCTAGATCGTTAAAATTCTAGTTGACTTTTAAGACTTCTTCGCTTATAATAAGCACATAGCAAGTTATTTCAACCCCCCTTACTTTTTAAAGGAAATCAAATGAGCGAAGTTATTAGCCGCACCGTTGGGCCCAAGGCCGCTAAAAAGTCTCTACGCAAGGCGTTTAAAAACAAGCGTCCTATTTTTATGTGGGGCCCCCCAGGTATTGGTAAATCCGATATTATCAAGCAACTCGGTGTTGAGCTAGATGCTCACGTTATTGACGTTCGGTTGAGCTTGTGGGAACCTACAGATATTAAAGGTATTCCATATTTTGATTCAAACGACGGCACTATGCGTTGGGCACCCCCTTCAGAATTGCCAAGCAAAGATTTTGCATCTAAGCATAAGCATATTGTTTTGTTCCTTGACGAAATGAACTCGGCGGCGCCTAGCGTACAGGCTGCGGCTTATCAACTTGTTCTTAATCGTCGTGTTGGCACTTATGAATTGCCAGATAATGTTGCGATTGTTGCGGCCGGTAACCGTGAAACTGACAAGGGTGTTACATATCGTATGCCTGCTCCGTTGGCTAACCGTTTTGTTCACTTGGAACTGTCAGTTGATTGGGATGACTGGTTTGAATGGGCTACTGAGAACAAGATCCATAAAGATGTAGTTGGATTTTTGAGCTTCGCTAAGAAAGACTTGTATGACTTTGATCCCAAGTCTAGCTCACGTGCATTTGCTACTCCACGTTCTTGGTCATTTGTTAGCGAATTGCTCATTGATGACGATACTGATGCTGATACACTAACCGACCTAACCTCTGGTGCTATTGGTGAAGGGCTTGCTATCAAATTTATGGCTCATCGTAAGATAGCTAGTAAGATGCCTAATCCTAGCGATATTCTTCAAGGCAAAGTTAAGAAGATGGATACTAAAGAAATTAGTGCCATGTACTCTTTGACTGTTAGCCTGTGTTACGAGCTTAAAGATAGTTGCGACAAAAAGGCTAAAGATTGGAATGATCAAGTTAACAACTTCTTCCAGTTTATGATGGATAATTTTGAAACTGAGCTTGTCATTATGGGCACTAAACTTGCCCTAAGTACTTACAAGTTGCCGTTAGATCCGGACGAGATTAAGTGCTTTGACGAGTTCCATTCTAAGTTTGGCAAGTACATTGCCGCCGCTACTGAAAAGCAATAATTTGGTGCTAAACCAATTGACAGGACCTACGGGTCCTGTTACAATATATACATTGTAAAAACAAGGAAATGCTATGGGACATTCAGATCCAGTCGTAGATAAAATTATTGTTGCAAGGGTTGGCTTATTGCTTCGCCATCCGTTTTTTGGTAATCTTGCTACTAGACTTCAAATTAAAGAAGCAGACGATTGGTTGCCAACAGCTGCTACTGACGGTCGTCATATTTTTTACAACCGTAAGTTTTTTGAGCCTCTTACTACCAAGCAGGTAGAATTTGTTATTGCACACGAAATTCTCCATGCTGTATTTGACCATATGGGAAGAAACGAAGGCAGGCATCGTCAAATTTGGAATGTTGCAGCCGATTATTGTGTTAACGGACAATTAGTCCGAGATAGAATCGGTGACCACAATCTCCCCGACATTAAAATCTTTCACGACCCTAAGTATTACGGCTGGGGCGCTGAACAAGTGTATGACGAAATCTATGACAAAATGGATGAGGAAGAACTTGCTGCATTAGGCCAACTTCTAGACGAACACGTTGATTGGGGTAATAGCGATAATAAAAGTAACAAGCCTTCATATAGCAAAGAAGAACTTAAACAAATTCGAGACGAGATGCGTGAGGCTGTTATTCAAGCTGCGCAAGCCGCTGGTGCAGGAAATGTACCGGCAAGTGTAGCTCGAATGATTAAAGATTTAACCGAACCTAAAATGAATTGGCGCGAAATTCTTCGTCAGCAAATTCAAAGTACTATTCGAAATGACTATACTTTTATGCGGCCTAATCGTAAAGGTTGGCATATGAACGCTGTCTTGCCTGGTCAAAATTTTGATACTACTATTGACATCTGTGTAGGAATTGACATGTCAGGTTCAATTGGAGACGAGCAAGCTAAAGATTTCATTAGCGAAATCAAAGGTATTATGCAAGAGTTTAAAGACTTTAATATGAAACTTTGGTGTTTTGATACTAGGGTATATAACGAAGCAGACTTTAATGGATACAATTCCGACGAGTTTGACGACTATGAAGTTATCGGCGGGGGTGGAACCGAGTTTGATGCTAACTGGGATTACATGAAGGAAAATAATATCCAACCTAAGAAGTTTATCATGTTTACTGATGGTTACCCTTGGGGTAGCTGGGGTGATGAAAACTATTGTGATACTGTATTCATTATTCATGGAAATAATACCGTTGTTCCTCCATTTGGCGAGTACGCTTACTACGAAAAAATTAAAGAGTCAGCGTAATGGCTTTAAAGAACGGAAAACCAAATTCATTAAATTATTTTGAAGTGCGGAGGGTTAATTATGCTGCTCCGCACTTTAAATACATTTCTATAGATAGATATACGCCAAGTTTAGTTAAGAATGTTAATTCCTGGATTAAAAATAATCTAAACAATAGGTATTATATTGGCCAAGGATTAGAATTAGATAATTCTAACTCGTTTGTCTACGTAATTAATATAGGGTTTGAAAGTGAGAAGGAACTCAGTTTCTTCACGATTGCTTGCCCGTATTTACAAACGAGATAATTATAATAGCAGTTTATTCAAAGGAGAGACTATGTCTGAACAAACAGAAAAGCAGGCCCCAGCGGGCACAGAACAACAGCAGCCCGCAGCAGAATCTAACGATTTAAGCATTAGTGACCTTCAAGCTATGAAAGTGATTATTGATATTGCTAGTTCAAGAGGTGCTTTTAAACCAAATGAAATGATGGCCGTGGGGCAAACATATAACAAGCTAACAGCATTTTTAGACCAAGTGTCAAAACAAGCTGAAGCTAATAAAACAGGAGGCTAATATGGCCCAAAATTTAAAACACGTAGGTAGAATTATAGCTTCAGGAAAAAAAGTTCTTGTAGCGTTTCGTACTTTACCTGGAGATGCATATAGCTGTTTAGTTGTTGCAACAGAAAGCCTACCAGACGAATTACATAATGCAATTATTAATTTAGTCGATGGGCCTATGGCACAGGAATCTTACGAATTTGGCGAAGCATTAGATCGATCATTCTTTCCAGACGGAAGTCGAATGTTACCAAACTTACATGCAACAGGTCGGTTAATTAAAGTGCCAACTACTGCAGTAGAAATGACTCCAGTTCCTGGTGTAGCGGTAGTGCTATCAGAGCTTAATCAACTAATAGCAGAACAAAGAGGCATTGCTGTTGACGAACTACATGTTCAGCCAAGCGATGAAGATAAAAAGAAACAGCTAATTAGTGAAGTACCAGAAAACGCAACAGCAGCTACTACAACAAAGACTACTAACACTAAGTCTACTAGCGAATCTGTAAATTTAACTTCAGAAGATCAAGCTAAACAATTCCGAAGCGAAGCAGACAAACTTAGTAAACAAGCTGCAGAACTTCGTCGCAAAGCAGAAGAATTAGTACCAACAAAGAAAAAAGCTAAAGAAGTAGCGTGACAGACTCAGGGAAATCACTTCCCAGAGATGTCATTGATTGTTGGCCAGAAGTGTTTGAGGACATAAAACTCAAAGTAGTACCTCTTAGGTATCTTCATGCTGTGCTAATTACGTTCAGAGACGGCAAGACTTGGGAAATTAAAGTAACAGCCAAAACGAAAAAAGAAGGTTGGGATTCTTTTGAAAGGTCTCTTGCTGAGCTTTTTAAAACATATGAACGCAAAATTGATAATATCGATTTTAAACTTGACACCGAACGAGTCAAAAAAGATGTTAAAAAAACAACAAATAAATTTCTAAAAGAAAGAAAATTATAAATGAAAGTTAAATTAATTAATTCTTCTAAAGCTAGTAGAGATATGGCGGACGAAGGTATTTACGATGCACAAGAACTTATTGCGTTTTGTGCTAGAGTAAGTAATCCAAGCAACCAATTTAACACTGAAACAAGCGAAAAGCTAATTAGGTACTTAATCAAACACCAGCACTGGTCTCCTTTAGAAATGGTAAGTGCCTGCTTAGAAATTACAACTACTAGAGACATTGCTCGTCAAATTCTTAGACATCGTAGTTTTAGTTTCCAAGAATTTAGCCAGCGTTATGCTGACCCAACAGCAGAACTTGATGATGCGTTTGTATTACGAGAAGCTCGTTTTCAAGATACTAAAAATAGACAAAATAGTGTAGCATTAGACTTAGAAGACGAAACTCAAAGAAAACTTTCTTACGAATGGGAACGTGCTCAAAAACGTGTATTGTTTGCAGTCAAACAAGAATATAAATGGGCTATTGATAACGGTATCGCTAAAGAACAAGCTCGTGCTGTATTACCAGAAGGTCTTACAGTAAGTCGTTTATACATGAATGGTACATTACGTTCATGGATTCACTTTATTCAATTACGTTCTGGCAACGGTACACAAAAAGAGCATATGGAAGTTGCTCGAGCATGTGCTCAAGTTATTGCTGAAATATTTCCAATGGCTGGAGAGTTTGTGTCTGGCGATTAAACTCGGCTTGTAACCAAGCATAGTTATTAATTCTCATCAGTGCCGGTTTATTACCGGCATTTTTATGTCCGTACTGTCTGCCAGCGAGTGCGCCTAAAATTGCAAATTCACCGTAAAGTTTCTCTTTGCCTTTAGTACACCAGGTGTTTAATCGATCAATAGTTTCTTTATCAATTTGTCCTGCAATAGTTCTCGAAGATAACTTTACACACTCTCGAAATGCGGACCGCCAAGTGGTAAACGGATCTGTATTGAATACTGTTATATTTGATATAGCGTCAACAGCTTTAAATTTTGAACTAATACTAGTTGTCATATCAGGATTATTAACATCCATATTTAAAGTTAGCTTAGTTGGCAACAATTTAACTCCTCCGTATCCGTATACTAAATCATTTATAGGATTTTGACTTTGCCAAACATGGACTACATCTCTATCATAATGTGGAAGCAAAAGATTAAAATTAAAATCTTTTTCTATAATTGCATCAGCATCAACAACCCAAAACATAGGAGTACTAACTAATTTTGCTGCTTCAATGTGTGCGTTATGAATACCTTTTACTCCATGAACTCGTTTAGCTCGAGGACAGATATTAAGCAAAGATTGATAATTTTGATCTGCATTAGCTTCGTTATAGCTGATAAAAACTACATCATATAATTTTAATTTGCTTGTTAAAGTTTGATGCTCTTTTTTATTAATAATATATCTAAAATCTATTTCTTTTTTCGAAACTGGAGATTTTAAAGTTGACATTAACATTAGACCGTTATATTTTATTTCACTAATATCTTGATTTTGAAATACATGATTTTCTTCTCTATCATAATTAAATGTTCCATCTAACGGATCATAGTATAAATCAAAAATTGTTTGATCTAAAATTTCAATCTCTGGCCATATGCACCAAAAAAGAGGTTGATGTTCTTTTTGATGTATCTCTAAATATTCTTCGTAAGTATTGATAAAATATTTTGGATACCGATACCTTGATACTGCTAAATCGTATTCTTTTCGATTTATCAACATCTTATAATTTACTTCTCTTTTTGAGACAGGTTTAAATTTAGAAAATAGTGTTAATCCACTTATAAATGAAGAGTTTTCATTACATAAGTTTTTCCATACATGATTTTCTTGTCGATCGTAAGTATTGTGAAAACTAAAAACAGTTTTAAATATACTATTATCTAAAATTTCAATCTCAGGCCATACACACCAAAACATGTCAGTTTCACTAGTCTTAAGTGCATCTAGGTACTGATCATAATTACTAATTTTAAATCGTTGATAAGGTTTTGAAAAGCTAGCTTGTATATCAATTTCTTTTTTATTAGTAAAGAATCTGTAGTCAGCTTCTCGTTTACTGACTTTTATTTTTTTGGGGAACAGACAAACTCCATCAAAGAATTCACCATTTCGAAAAATATGATTATATCCAGTATCCCACTCAGGAACTTTATAGTCAAAATTAAAATTATTCTGAATTAATAAATTATCCCAAACTACCCAAAACATTTTCGTAAAAGATCGTTTAGCTGCTGTACATAGCGCATCGTATATGTCTGTGTCAACAGGAATATATTTTGTTGTAGGAAACCGTAACTTTAATTGTTCAAAGTCTGAGCTATTGTTTCCTATAAAAAAGATATCGTACATATTATCTTCTAATTATTCTTGGGGTATTATTGTAAACTGACTTAAAAAACTTACTACCTTCTACATCTAAATTAGAAATAGGTAAACCGCATTTGTTTTTTAGCTCATTACCAAAAAATAAAAATTTTTCTTTTGAGTAATTATCGTCTTTGTCAACCCAATGTTCTTTCCAATATTCTGTAAGATATTCAAAATCTCTAACATTTGCATAATCCCACTCAGTGCAATTAGTTAGATAACACCCCTCTCTTGCACCAAGCATTGACCAAAAGCCGTTAGAAACATCGGCACCAATATTACACCAAATAAGTAATCTTTGATAATTTTGCCACCAGACTTTACGCACATCTTGTATCTTTGCTCCTTGGTCTAACGACATCTTCACACCTTCACGGAAACCTGCTCGCCATGCTTGGAATGGTGTAGAATTTGTAAAGCTCTCACTGTAGTTTTCATTAAACTGATAATATCTCTCATCAAAACAGAATTCGACTTTTCCCTTAACATCATTAGGATCGCTGTTCTCATGAGTTTTCATTTCATTTACAAACTTGCGAGTCCATAGCTTAAGGCCGCCATTGCCATACATTAGGTGATTAACATGTACCTTGCCGCACCAACTAAAAACATTATCACTTGACAGTCCAAGGCCGTTTAGATTAATTTCAACTTCAAAGAATTTTGGATCTACTATATTATCTGCATCTACTGTAACAAAATATTCTGTTTCACTTACCGCAGCACATGCCTTGTGTGCGGCATCACTTCCCTTAACTCCATGAATTCGTTTAGCCCACGGCACTTTGCTGCATAAATCTGCATAGTTTTTTTCTGCATTAGGTTCATCGTAACTTAAAAATACGATATCTTGATCAATAATTTTTATAATGTTGTTCATTCAACTACCTTTAATTTATAAGTTTTAAACACTAATTTAGAGCTTATGGAAATTTTATCTATATATTTTTCAAAAGTACTTTCAAAAGGAACAGTGACACAATCAAATTTTAAAAGATCTTGTGTATTAATAAAAACTGTCCTTATTAAAAAATCAGGGTCATTCTCTAAAGTTACAAAAAATACTAACTTTGGGGATAGTATTGTATTGTATTCTCTTTTAAAATCATTACTTAAGAAAAAATTCCATACTTGGTCTTTACTATTCCATTCAACTATGCATTCAGCATATTCATTTGATGCAGATATCCACTCAAAAATATTATTTTTAAATGAGTATCCGGAAAATTCATTTGTAATAGATAATATAGTTGTCTTATTTGAATCTTTATGGTATCCAACTTGGAAGTCGCTAAAATGCCATTCGCCAGTTAAAAATTTTTCGACATCTTCAAAGTTTACTTCAATACCATTTTCATAAGCATCGTCTTTTCTATTAGTAACTGACAGTATCTCTCCTGTTTTCTTGTTATAGTAAACATAACACTGAGGAATATATCTAGTTGGTTCTTTAATTTTATTAGGCATTTGCTAAATCCTCAAGCCGTTCAAGTATCTTTGCTGTAATAAAATTTTTATCGATATAGTGAAACAACTTTGATTGTTTAATATTTCCAACAACAAGGTCGCCTTTTTTTGTTAATAAACTTTGAACTCCGTCTTGCCATTGCCCAGGAGTCATTATCCATTGCTGGATACTAGGTTTCATGTGAACAAACTCTAACGGAGAACAAACATCATCAACTGAATCATATCTACCGGTAATTTCTATAGCTATTGCAACAGCAAGGTCCATGCTTAACCAATTTTGATATTCGTTAGGCGCAAACTTTGTCCAGCACCACTCCCAATTGTTGCACACAAACTCTAAAACTTTATAAAATTCGTGTGTAGACTGATGCTTTTTAAAATAGTGTAATGCATAATAAGGGCTAGTTAAATTATTAACTACAAATGCTTTCCTATGTATAGTATCAACAATTGGATCTAATTTATGATTAGTTATTTTAGAACAAAATTTTAAATTATGATTAGAGCAATATTCCCACCAACTACTAATGTCCTCTAATAGTAACATATCAGTATCAAGAACTATAGTTTCTTCATATGGCGTGGCATGATATAACTTCCATCTATTCTCGGCCTGATATCGTGTGCCGTCCTTAACCCAAGGAATAGGAATTACTTGATCAAATACAGAACGATATTTGTCATCTAACAATTCGTTAGTTACAATTGAAATATTGTTAATTTGTTTTTGACTAAATTTTATAGACAAGGCTAATGCATAAGCCTGTTTAACATAGTCAACATCAGCGGTATTTTGAGCAAAAACTAAAAAACCTTTAGACACCTGTGCTCCTATCAACACACCTTGAAAGACTAAATTTATTCATAACATGTACATCAAGGCCATTAGTTTTAGCTAAGATGTATTCTCCAAGATGGTCTTTCTTTTCAATTAAAAATTTCATTTCTGTCTGATTCATACTTACTAATACATCTCGATCAAGAGAATAAGTCATTTTCCCAGGGAGTTCTGTAGCAAACCCCCCATTAGTTTTTCCATTCATAATATGAATAGCTATACTAAAAGCAAAATCATTTCTAAACATAGGAGGATCTATGTTGTATAACATTCTAAAATATACCCAATTAATCTTTATATAGTTTACTAAATCAAAAAATGCTTCGCTAACTGGAGATTTTTCAAAGATAAAGACAGTTGCCCAATAAAACGGTATACTATAACTATTAATTCTTGTAAATGGTGCTGGATCTCTCCAGGTAGATAGATCAAAACTTTTCTTGTATATTTGAAACTCAACATCTCTGTCAAGAGCAATCTTTAAAATATTTGAATTTATAATATAATCGCTATCAAGCACTAGTGTTTTTTCGTACGGGGTAATTTCGTATATCTTTGGTCTAGACAAGTTTTTCCAATTGTACGGTTTTGATGTTAGCGATCCGTCATAAAATTCTTTTTTATAACTTTCTTCTTCTGGAACAACAATGATATTTTCAAAAGGATGATTAGGGCACGATTTATTAAGCCAATCTGGGCTGTCTGTAACTATCGATACAGGTATATCTAAAAATTCTTTTACTCTAATAGCGGCGAAATTTGCTAATTTTACATAATCAATTGCACCGTTATTTTGAGCAAAAAATACAGCACCAACTGTCATAGATCAATAATATCCTTTATTTTTCTTTTTGATTTTAATTCTGCAAACTTAGCACTATAGTCATTAAGAACTTCGTAGTATACTCCTACAATATTATCTAAAAACTCTTGTACGTTTGAAATAACAACTGGAAAATTATTTGCATCAATAAATGCAACGTCAGTTGTATAACCTAAATCTAATGTTGTTTTAGTAAAATTGATCAACTCCGGGGTTATGTTAAATGTGCCGCCATTAACATAATATACCCGTTTTTGGTTAAATTCTTCTAAAATAATTCTTCGTTGATTTGATAATGTTGCCATATGATTAGCAACAGAGAATGCTTTTTCAACTCTTTCATCCATAAGAAACCTCCAGACAATCTATTGTACACTACAATAATTAGCTTGTCAAGAGGTATATAGTTGGGGATATTGATTTACGCTGTTGTGGTAACTGTATATGTACCTTCAGTCATATAAACACCAACACTATCAAGAGATCTAACTTTAAAAATAAAAGTTTGGTTTACAGCTGATCCAACAATAGTCCCAGATAAAAGCCCGCTGCTGCTAAGATTTAATCCTGTTGGCAACGTTCCTTGAGATACTTCCCAATTTGTAAACGGCGAATATGCACCGGAACCGGTAAATTGAAAAGACTGTGCAACTCCAACTCGTAAACTATAATTGCCCGGAGCTGGACTTGAAATATTTGATGCTGATCGCATGACTATTAATTCGTGAGTGCCGCCTGTATTTGCATCAGCATAGTATTTCCAAGGATTTTGTAAACTTCCCCTGGCCTGTGTGTAATTTAATACTACAGTTCTTGAGTTACCAGAACTAATACTAAATTGATCAATGTTTGTTGTTGCGGTTCCGCCAGTTTGTCCTGATAAAACTCTACCAGACATGTCAACTAGTCCATAGTTTGCTGTACAGTTAACTTGGAATCCGCTACTACCACTTGAAGCGGTGTTAAAGGTATCTCCATAGGACACATATTCAGTAGACGATGCTGGGCTAATATTAGTAGTTGGGGGAGGAGCTGCTGTAACTGTAATTGACACAGCTCTTGTTCCAGAATAGCCGCCTTGATCAGTAGCCCGTATTCCATAGCTATAAGTTTTTCCGCCTGCATCAAAACTAGGAGTGCCGCTTACAAGGCCGCCTGGTGATAATCCTATTCCAGGTGGTAAAACGTTAACTAGGCTAAATGTATAAGGTGCGGTGCCGCCAGTTGCTGAATATTGCCTACTGTAGGCAGAATCGACAGCCATTGTACTAGGCGTAGTAGGTGTAACTGTAATTGTTGGAACAGGAGGAAGGACTGGGGCTTGTACTGTGACAGTATAGCTGTTTGTGGCGCTATATGCTCCTGCTGAACTATCTTGAGCCTTAATTGTAAATGTATATGTTGTATCTGCTGTCGGAGTGCCGCTTAACACGCCGCCAGTAGTTAATGATAATCCAGAAGGAACAGCTCCACCGCTTGTCCATAAGTACGGTGCTGTACCACCGCTGGCTGTAAATGTTTGAGAATAAGCAACACCTTTTTGCATTGCTGAATTTGAAATTGTACTAGGTAATATAGTAATTACTGATGCTGCTGCAACTGTTACACTAAAGGCTCTTGCGCCAGGTGCAGCAAATCTGTCAAACACTTGTATAGTAAATGAATATGTGCCTGACGTTGTAGGAATTCCGCTTAACACGCCGCCAGTAGTTAAAGAAAGACCTGGAGGAAGTGTTCCCGAACTTTGCCAAGAATATGGTCCGGTTCCGCCTGTAGCACTAAAAGACACTCCATAACTTGTTCCTACTTTAGGAGCAGTTAATGATGTTGGCGAAACTGTAATTGTAGGTTGTGATACAGTAACCGTATAGCCTTTAACTCCAATATATCCAGTTGAGTCAGTGGCGGTGATTGCAAAACTGTAGCCCTGTGCTGTTGCAGGAGTACCACTCAATACTCCACCTGTACTTAAAGATAAACCAGCTGGCAACTGTCCTGTATAACTCCACGTATACGGAGATGTTCCACCAGTAGCTGTAAATGTTTGATTGTATGCAATTTCAACTTGAGGATTAGTCAGTGTTGCAGGAGTAATAACTACACTAGGTGCTATAGTTGACCCGTCACCTCCTTCAATTATTGACCAGTTATTAGAAACAAAAATTGAAGGATTGCTTACTTCTACACTGTCTACACCAGTAGGCTGTGTAGCTCTATAAGTTTTTACTGTATTAGTTAGTGTGCCGTCAACAGCTTCGTCTAGACCGTACGGACCTAGTCCAGGCCCAAAAACAGTTGTATTAGTATATGTAGCAAGGTCAAGATATTGAATAGTAAAAATTATTTGTGTTCCGCTAACATTCTTTTTAGCATTAATAACAAATTTATTTAAAGAGTAAGATCCTCCAGTTGGAGCATTTTGTTCAAATATTTTTTGATCGCTTGTAGTAAGATCATAAAATCCAATAGTTGATCCTGTTCCGCCTGTGCCTGTTTTTGTAGTAGAAGTGTAATTAAAAATTATATTACCCATAGTAGAAAGCATTGTAGACCAAGTTGAATTCTTTGGGGATGGGCTAGTTCCGCCGGCTCTACTAGAACTTATTTCAATCTGGCCGCCAGCATTAAAAAAGTACCGGCCGTCATCGTACGTAGGAAATTCTACTGTATAGGTTAGTCCTACTGAAGTGTACCATGTATCTTCAAATACAGCGGAAACAATAGTTGCTCGAGTAGCTTGAGTAGATGCTACTACTAAAGCATTTGTTTCCGCTAGGGTTGCCATATTTAAGTAGGCAAGTCTATCAGCTTCTTGTAATTTTATATCGGTAGTCGGTGAGGTTAAACTTGCCGAATAGTCAACACCTGTTTGGTGCATACGGCATCTTAAAATATCTCTTCTAACATCTAACCACTGTTGTGTTGTAATTTTTTGAAACTGTTGAGACGTTGCACTACTAGATATTGTTTGTCCATAGCCGTATGATCCTGTACCAGTTCCAAGAACTTTAGCGGCTAATGTTTGAATTGCTTGATAATCTGACCATTCTATTTTACTACCTATTCCAGCTGCCATAAGATACCTTTATGTTCTATAAATTGTAAATAGGTACGTTCCACCGGCACTTGATATTGCTGTGAATTGCCACGGATTAACAGCAGATCCGGCTTGTACAGTCCAATTCATTGTTACTACTTGTGAATTACCAGCACTTAAACTAAAGGACGCAGGTGAGCAAGTAGCATTAACAGCTACGGGCCTGTCATAAAAATCTCCATTACCTGTTCCAGATGCAAATGTTTTTGTAGCTGTTGTGCTTCTTGCCCAATCGCTATCCGCTGATCTAGAACCATTGTCTAAAACTGCTGCAAAAGCATTTTTAAATTGTTGAGAAGTTATGGGGTCGCTTATATTATTGTTCTTTGCATAGTCTAACCAAGATTTTAGTCCTTGAGCATCCGGTTTTCTATAAAGGCCGTACTTAACTACCTGTACCGTAATGTCACTAGTATTTCTAGTTGTCCAAACTGCACTACTTAAATTACCTTGTGCATACAAAGCTGCGGCAAAGCCTGCAGGACCTCCTGTATTTTTTCCTCTACAAGTAATTGTGTGCAAGCCTTGTGTTAAACTAATTGTTGTATCAGAAGTTGTTGTATAACTTGAAATACTAGCTGCTAGTGTCCCATCAACGGATACTTCTAATTGATTATCTGAACTAATTCTTAATACATAATTACCTGCTGTTGCAATATTTACGTTATAAGATACTCCAACCCAAGAATTAACGGGGCCGTCGCCTGAGTCAGGCCATACTGCATAATTGTTAAGGAACTGTGTCCAAGCATTATTAGATTTATTATAAACTGTTCGATCAACACCTGCAACAGTTTCTGTCTTATACCAAGCATTATTGCTAGCATAAAAATAATCACCTATAGTTTTTGCAAGTCCAATGTCGCCAGTAGATGCTATATCAAATTCACCACCGAATGCATTTTCACCTGCACCAAAATAGGTGTATGCTGACGTCAGTTCAGAATTACTTTGAGTAGTTAAGGTAACTTGCCCTGATCCAGAAGTACAATTAACTGTAAAGGTAGTTGAACCAGTTTTACTAAATCTATAAGTGTCGGCATAAGTTCCAGCAGTTGTACTACTGCTTGCTGGTGTTATTGTTGTTGCAAATTGCGGTGCAGGGGCTGGAGAAACAAGATACTGAGTAACACCAGTAAAATTATTTGCATCAGTAACTCTAATATTAAATGACGCAGCTGTTGTCGAAGTAGGAGTACCGCTTAAACCATTACCTTGTAAAGTTATTCCTGCTGGTAATGATCCGCTTGATAGCTCAAACGTGTAGGGAGTTGTTCCACCAATTGCCGATAATTGTTGTGTATAATACACGCCCACCTGCATAGTTAAAGTAGTTGGAGATACTGATAAAGTTGGTGCAGCTGTTATAATTTGAGAATATGCTTTTTCGCCAGTATAACTTCTTGAGTCTGTTGCTATAACTGTAAAGTTATATGTTGCTGCTGTGGTTGGGGTTCCTGACAATACACCAGCTGACGATAAAGTTAGGCCGGCGGGTAGGGTACCTGTCTTAGACCAAGTATAGGGCGAAGTGCCGCCAGTAGCTGTAAAACTTTGGGTTGTAGCTAGTCCAACACTCTGTGACGCTAACGGAGACCCTGGATTGATTGTTATTGTTGGGGCAGCGGCTACAGTAATAATAAAAGCCTGTTCTCCAAAGAAATTATTAACATCAGTGGCCCTTACTGTAAAACTATATGCTTGAGGTGCGGTAGGAGTACCGCTTAATGTTGGGAATCCATTATTATTTGTCCCTAATGTTATTCCTAACGGTACGCTACCAAGAGTCGTCCATGTATAGGGACCGGTGCCGCCGGTGGCACTAAACACTTGTGAAAATGCTGATCCAACTTGCATTTGATTTAAAGTAACTGGAGTAACTGTAATTGTTGGGCTAACACCAGCTTCTACGATTAAATTATATTGAGCAGATCCAGTATATCCATCTGCATCTTGTGCAACTACATAAAATAGATAACTTAATGCTGTTGTTGGTGTTCCGCTTAACACTCCAGTTGTAGGATTAAGAGTCAAGCCTGCTGGTAAAGTTCCAATTGAACTCCAAGTATAAGGACTTGTACCGTTGATCGCACCAAACGCTAGTGTATACGCCACCCCCACTTGTGGTTGAGCGATACTATTTTGTGAAGGACCAATAACAATTTCTGGAGCTGGTGTTGGAATACCCCCGGCTAGTCCTGTTGTAATTGCTGGCGGTTTAGGAATGTTTACACTAATGTATTCGCCTTCGCTATCTGTAGCCGACGATGCTCTAAAAACTTGTACATAACTAGATAATGTTCCATCAACATTCTCATCTTGAGAATTTTCTTCTTGACCATCTTGCCATTGAATAGTAAAAACTATTTGATTAGGTACAGGTGAGCGTCCATAAATGTAATAGTAAGCTGTGGAATACGGACCTTCTGGAGGGCCTTTAGTAAACAATAATTGATCAGTTGTAGTTGTTTCTAATAGATTATAATATCCGATGGCTGCTGGTTGGCCGGTACCTGAACAAGTTGTAGAGTTGTGTCCAAATTGAATGACGCCCATACCGTTAGCTCCTTGGCCTAACATGCTCGACCAAGTAGTGTTTTTAGTACTAGATGTTCCCCCGGTTCTATTTCCGCTAAATTCTATTTTTCCACCGCTATTGAAAAAATAACGAGTTGCTTCTACACTTGAAAACGTAATTGTTATTACTTGAGTTATAGTGCCGTTCCATGCTGTTGATAGTTGCTGAGTCGGAACTAATGCTTCTCTTGTGCCTTGGCCTGCTGGTAAATTAAATCTATCGTTAATGACATCTTCGGCCATTTGGCTAAAAACTTGAAAATCACTGTCATTAATAGGTATTTTTTTATTGCTATCTTCGGGATCGACTCTGCCGGCTTCTTTTAATGTGTTTGCATAATCAATGTTTGTTTGATGTAACCGAGTTTTAATTAAATCTTTTCTTAAGTTATTCCATTGATTAGAAGTAATGTTTGTTCTTCTTAAAACTTGACCACTTTTAACGGGTTGGCCGTATCCAAAGTTTTCAAGGCCGGAACCTAAAACTTTGTCAACCTTTGCTTGTATGATATTATAGTCAGTTGCTAAAATTGGTGAATATTGGCCCGCCATCTGTCATCCTTTAGTTTGATATTTATTTTTAAAGAACAACGCATTCAACGAGTTTGACACCAGCATCTGCATTTGATTCTAAGGCTATACCAAAAACTCGGGATGCTCCACTAACAGCTGCTTCTGCGGTACCGTTTGGACCTGCTACTAGTTCATCTCCCTTATTAACTGGGCCTGTTACAAAAACAGGTACTCTACCTTTTAATGCAATAAATGTGCCGCCTTCTAATTCGCTGTTCATCATGAGTCCTGGCTTTCCAGAAACTACACCGAGTACACGTTGTCCGTAATTACATGCTGTTACTTCTTTAGCGCCACCGACAGATACTACTGTACCAACTTCATAATTAGAATCAGTAAGATATTTTTCTGCTAAGTCAGCATAGTTAGCTGTTGTAGCTGTACCAACAAAGTAGTTTGCTTTGACAGATCCTGAAGAGATTACTAATCCCCCTGCTATTGTCTCGTCTACGCTAGTCCTTGCTACAATAGTTCCAACGCTAACCGCTGTACTGGCCGTATAATAAGTTCCTCCTACATTAACTGTAGAAGCTTTTTCTGCTACGCCATAAAAATTACCTGCATATACATTTCTAAATTTAACTAACGCAGTTCCTATGTCAGACACTCCGTCGCTGCCAGGAACTGTATGTAATCCAACTAATTTTAACGGAGTAAGAGTAGTTACACCTTGTGTAGTTTGGAAGGTAATACCGTTATCGTTTAATTGATTTTGAATCGTTGGATCAGTTTGATTAGAATTATAAATTCTTAAAATTGGAGTTTGTCCTACAGTAAAACCTGTATGAGCAAAATTTACAGTATTACTAAAAATAGCATTATCTGATCTAATAAAACTGTTTACACCTAGGCCGCCTAATCTATCAGAATTTGATGCCGTACCCCAGAATCTATGATTACTAGTTGTTTGACCTGGTTGGGATTCGTTTGTAGTTTCGTAAAGAGTAACACCTTGTCTAATTTTGTTAAAGCCGGTAATGGTATTACCTTGTTGCGATTTAAGAGTAAAATCACCATCTGCACTTATTACAAAAACTGTAGTTCCGTTTACCTTTGCTTCAATAATTGCATGAGTAGCACTATTTTCTGCATCAACAACCGTTCTAGAAACCATCTCAGTAGTAGCTGCACCTGCAGCTGCCTGTGGGCCAATTAAAGTGAATGTATTCTGGCTGTTAAAAGCAAACAGTTGTTGTGTTTCAGTATTAAACCAAAAATCTCCAACAGTTAAGCCCGACGGTTGAAGATCACTAATCTCAGCGCCCCCAGTTGTTCTCCACTTGGCGCCGTCATAGAATTTTAATTTTCCGCCTGCAGATGAATCATACCAGATCTGTCCAGTAGTTTTCCTCAAAGGCTCGCTGCTACTTGCAAAATTTTCTAGCAAATAGACAAAATTTTCGTTCTGAGTTTCACCGTATCCGGCGTAATTTTTACCGATTAATTTTAGACTAGTAGTTGTATCTACTGTACCGTCCGGGATTGTTGTTAACAAATCTCCGTTATATTTCTTTATTGGATATGGCATTTCCGTTATTCCTTAGGTCCTAGTATTTATTCTATTTCAAAAAGTTAAATTACCCGTAGTTATATTTCAATTGTCCAAGAACCGCTAGTTAACACAAAAGTTTTTAATGTGCTAGTATCCACACCCCAAACTCTTACTTTTGTGCCTTCTTCGTGCTCTCCTGGAAGATAAACAGCGGCTACAATGTTTCCAGCTATCTGATTATCAGTTAACCCAGTAAAATTAGCAGAAAGTCCTAAAGGAGCAGATTTAACTGTTGACACTAATGTTGTTAAATTAACAGCATCGTCGACAGCTACTGGATTAGATACTCCTGTAATTCTAGCATTACTTACATTAACTAACCCAGTTCCTTTAGGTTGCAATACTATGTCGCCATCAGAAACTACTGGATTAACGTAAGAAATTGCATTGTTGTTTAACCTTAAATAGTCAACTCTAAGTTCATCTAACTGACCAATAGTTGTCAATCCCGGAGCATTAGTTACTGTCTGTCCTAACGTTGTTTTACTAAGAACTGAAAATCCTTCAACATGATATGACTTTCCGGCGCCTAAATTTATGTGTTCTGAAGACGTCCATGCTTCTGTAGTGCTGTTCCATGTTAATGTTTTATCTCCATCACCGCCACCTTCAAGGCTAATTCCGCCACCGTTAGCTGTAGTGTTACTTGGAGAAGATACTTTTCCAATTTCAATAAGTAGATCTTCTACTAATAAATTTGTCGCATTAATTGAAGTTGTAGCACCTTCAATAACAATGTTACCTCTTATTCGAACATCGCCGTTAACATCTAAAGTTGCTGTTGGTAATCCTGTAAATATTCCAACTTGGTTTGTTTCAGCATTTATAAAAAGAGCTGATGTTTCTTGATTGTTAGCAAAAACACTAATCTGATAATCTTGATTGTTACTTGCCGAACTTAATTTAAATAAACTATTACTAACAGTAATCGTATTATTTGAATCCGGGCCTAATATAAGCGGGGTGCTATTTTGAATTTCTAACCTACCAATAGCTGTAGAATTCTGAGTAGAAGATAAAAACTGTTCAGCTGTTCGTAGTGTTCCGTCGGCAGCTCTTAAGCTAGATGCTTGGGAAGTTAAAACATCAAACACTGGTCTATACTGACTAGAATTAAATCCTGGATTAATTTTAATTTCTTTCCAATAAACTGTATTTGTAGGAAGTGTCCCAGCTGGAACAACATTTATATTTGGACTAGTTTGTGATACAGTATACACTTCATAAACTAAAGGTTTACCTTGTGTTAGATAAATTACTCGATCGCCAAGTATGTAATCTGACTTAGTTGGATCCCATGTGTCTCCAGACCATCCAACAACTTTAGTTAAAGGTGTAAAGGTATCTTGGCTAAAAATTCCAATTAATACTTTAGCAACATATAAAAATACTACTGTATGATTAATCTGATTAATGTCTACTATATCTAAAGTTTGAAAACCGGATACACCTTGATCCTTTGTATAGTTTGGGCCAGCAAGAACTGTAGCAGCACCATCATTAAAATATAGTTGTTGACGAAGACTATCAATCCACAATTCGCCCCTAGATAATGTTTGGGGAGGATTAGCTACAATAGTACCACTAGAAACTTTCCAGCTTGTGCCGTCATAAATCTTTAAACGGCTTTGATTAGTATCGTACCATAACTGTCCTGCTAATGGCTTAATGGGGCTATCCCCATTTGCAAAATTTTCAAGTAGTCTTATGAAGTTTTCATTCATTATTTCTCCGTAAGAACTAGCATTTTTTCCTACTAAAGAAAGACTACTTGCTATCTGATTGATTTCGCCATCTACAACATTAGTTAGTAAGTCGCCGTTGGTCTTGTTAATAGTATAACTCATATTATATCTTACCAGTAAAAATAATGTAATTTAGTGCTTGATATGGATTCATCACACTAAAAGCAACAGAAGTTTCTGAACTAATCACTGTTCCTGTATTTGGTACACCGGATCCTACACTAGTTCCAAAGCCGTACCCCGGTTGACTAGCTGAATCTCCTACCGTTGTAGGATCGCCTGCTGCATAATATTGAGCAACCCCGCTATTAAGAGTATGTCTATGGTCTGGAATATTTTTTGTTTCTAACGAAACTCGATCAGCTCCGCCAGGATTTCCTAAATTTGATGCGGTAGGATCTATTACTCTCCCAACAGGACCGCCGCCTGCATCAATGTTAACCGGATTTTCAGGAGTACTATCTCTACTTGGTACACGGTTGTTATTGTCCATGTTATCTAATCCTAACGGGAATCTGCCTCGAAGATCAGGGAGAGCAAATGTGCCTAATCCGTTAAGTTGTGATGATGCTTTATATGTAAATGAAACAATTGCAAATAGTTCTGGATATTCAGCTTGAGTTACTTCGGATCCGTCGCATAACAAATACCCTGCAGGAAGAATAGTGCCTGCATATGGAAAAATTGCACCAGTTGGCACTGTAGCAACATTATAAAAAATAGAAGCTTTGCTTATTTGTTTTAAACCCGGAGTTGCTCCTGAACCTCTATAAACTAAAAACATATCAGTAGCACTAGAATCAGTAATTACTGGTTTATTAGCAATTACATCTTGTGTTACTGTTGCTGTAAAAATAACAGGATCGTCGCCTTGTCCGTCAAATGATACAATATTACTTGTAACTTCGCTTCTAGGAATTGCAGGGTTTGTACTGTCGCCTATTCTAAAAGTTGTTGCACTAGCTAATTTAGATGCTGATCCAGAAATACTTCCCTGTATTGTTTCAGCTGTTGATAGTGTTCCTGTAAAATTTCCAACAAACGATTCTGCGTAAATATTCCTAAATTTTCTTGTTGGGGTTCCAATGTCATATAACGGTTGAGCTACCAGTTGGACTTTGCTGTTTGATTCAGATTGTAAAGAAGTATACTGGGGTAATACAACAGCTCCGTTAACAGGAGTTCCGTTGATATCTAAATTGTTTAATAAAACTTTATTATTAACAGTTATGCTTCCACCAATATTTGCACTTTTTAAAACCGATACGCCACCGTTAGTTACAATGCTACCTGTGCCTAATATGTTAGACTCAGCATCTGAAAGTGTGTATATGACTCCGTCTGCTTTTATATTTCCTAATACATCTAAAACTTCGCTAGGATTTGTATTATTAGTACCAATACCAACTTTTCCAGTAGACGAAATATATGTTGCAATAAGAGAGGTACCAGAATTATTAACTTTTAATTGAATACTTCCGCCCGGACTTGAGGCATATAAACTTCCATTTTTTTCTTCAGCACCAATAATAAAATTTAACTGGCTTCCAACAGTAACTCCGCCCGCTGCTCGTATGTTAATTGGAAAATCTGTAGTAGCAATATCATCATTACGCATGAAATTAGCAGACGCTACGCTTCTTCCATTAACAATCAATGAGTCTGCAGATTGTGCTACTCCCCAAAGTTTAATTGGGGATGTTGTATTTGAAATATCAACGCTGTTAAGATTAATCCCTTTATTGATACTACTAAATCCAGATATTGTTTGCTTTGGCGTAAACGAAGGACTACTACTGATAATCATTACCCTAGTATCTTCGGCCCAAATTGATGTAACAGTATGATCAACGTTGCTTGCATCTGTAATTGTTTCGATTAACGGTCCTGTTTTAGTTCCGTCACTAAATTGAGGACCAACTAGCAACCAGTTTGATCCTGAGAAGATGTATAGTTGTTGGTTAGTAGTATCTACCCACAAATCCCCTTTAAAACTACTAGACGATAATGCATTTATTTCTGCAGGAGTTGCTTTTTTAATATTGCCAGCAGCTACCCAAGATGTGCCATCATATACTTTTAATAAATTTATACCGGGTGTATTGTCATACCATAGCTGACCTTGGACAGCTTGCCCTTCGCCGGGTTGTGTTCCTGGGGCTGTTCCTCTAGCAAAATTTTCTAGTAGATGTAAAAAATTTTCTGCAATTATAGAACCATAACCTGCATAATTTTTTCCAGGAAAAGTAAGACTTGTGCTTGTGTTTAGTTCTTGGTCATTAACATTTATTGGTGGCTTAGCAGGATTTGTAGTTTCTGTATACGTAACTTTATATGATGCCATTTGTTATACCCCCATTAAACCTGTTAAACTCTGAATACGTACCGTATAATCAATCTGTATTAATCTGTTTAAAGATTTTTGCACAGGGTGAAAAATAACATGCGTAAGCAATAATGGAGTTCCAATTTGGCTATAACTTTTTAATCCAAGTTCATCAAATACAAAATCATTTTGATTATTAGTTGTGTTATCAAATGCTGATTGAGCAGGCGGTTCGCCGTAATCTAATAAACATGTTACAAAAATATCAGTGTAATTCATTCCTGTAACGTGCCTAGTTTCAATAAAGTTTCGTGTAGGATCAACGTTGTTACTTGAACGATCATCAACTACTTTTGAATAAGTTTCATTATATAAGCTAGCATTTGTCCCCGAACTGTTGGGAGTTAAGTATGTTATTATTCCTGTTGGGTCAACCGCGGTGCCGCCGTTACCAAAAGCCATTTCGTAAATAAATCCTTGTCCACTATTTGCTAGGCTGCTTGCTAGAGCTATACTAATATTTTCATAGTGTATTGCGTTTCGTTTATTAATGTAAACTTCAGCCGAAATAGGGTCATATATTTTAATATGCCCTTCAATATGAACTCCAGTAACGTCTTTACTCTGCATAATAATCTCTCTTTATCTTATATTTATCAAGTCTTATAATCTGCTAATTTAATAAATTATTGGGGGGCAGCGCCACCATCTAAAATTGTAGGCGCTAAATCAACCCATGTTCCGTTTTGATAACCTTGAAATTTACCAGCAGAAGTATTATAGATTACGTCTCCATTTTGAGCAGACAGCGCATCTCGCTGTACTGTTGTAAACGACGGCAACTTAAAAGGTTGATTGCTACTAGCAATTAAGTTAGCACTTATAACGCCATTGCCATCAATTGTAATTGATGTTCCGTCAACTTTTACGCCGCCTTTGATCGAAGTTGTTGCTGTTGGCAAAGCGTACTGAATGGCGCTAATAGTGCCAGCGCCATTAATAACTATTGTAGACCCGTCAATTTTTACGCCGCCAAGCGATTGAGTAGTCGATGTTGGTAAGACATAGCTATTTGCTAGTGCATTTAATGTCCCATCGACTATACTTAAACCAGTACCTACTTTTACCCCGCCAAGAACATTGTTAGATGCTATAGGTAGTGTGTACCCAACATTGTCAAGTGCTGTATATAACTCACTAAAATTAGAATTTATTTTTATCCCGGCTTGCCGTAACGTATCGCCCGTGCCATCGTTGACTGTGCTGCCTACTTGAATAACTTGCTTTGTCATTTTTTTATCCTTGATCAAATGTTATCGAATCGTTGTCAAATGTTCCAGTGTTGTTGTCAAACGTAGATTGACCTTCTGGATATTTACCGATGCTATTATACCAAATACCTTGTTCTGCTTTTAAGAAGCTAGAAATATTAGACTCTGTATTTGTGACTTTTGTAACTCCGTCCCAATCAACACCTATTTTCTTTGCAACTGTTACTGTATCCCCATAGGTTGGACTTTCAGTTAACAAAATTTGAGAGTTTAGATTATTAATTGTAAATTCTGCAGGATATGATCTATCTGCAGCAGGGCTGTAAGGGCCTAGATCTTTATCGTACATTAGATAATTTTTTTTCTTTAATCGCATACCGCTTACAAACACTTCTGCAACATTATTCTTAATAGAATTTATAACTTCTGTTGTTAACGGTTTTCCTTGGTAATTCCAAGTTGAGTTAAATTCTGCGGGACTAAAATCTACAGTAACAGAGCTAGTTCCTGAACTTACAACACTATCTGATATTAGAGTATCACTATACGGTATAGTTTCACTTGAACTTATATCTTGAACAAATGCATCTTGTTTGTGTATCTTTGGAGTACTTGTTCCTAGTGTACCTCTTCGTAGTTGTCCGAGTACAGTCCCGTTAATTGTAAAGTATTCAATTCGTTCTCCTCTAATTTCAATAATTCCAGGTTTATTGCCTGCTGGATTAGGTATTGAAAGGTTAGACGCATCTTCAACTGTGATAGTAGTATCTGTATATTTTAAATCTGCTGCAAGACGAGTTTGTTTTCTAGCACTTAGTCGTTTATAATGAACACGATTTAACATATCCTTAAATTGCATATAAGACACACCGGTACTAATAATGTTAGAACTGTAAGTGATAATGTCAACCTTGTCAGTTGAAGATGGAGGCGATGATAATCTTAATGATTTTTTATCGCTATTCAAAATATAGTCTGAACCAGGAACTAATAATTCTCCATTATTAATTACCCAAATATATTCTGAACTATTTACGGCTCTTTCTAAAGGTACTATTCCGCCTGCAATACCAACATAAGAGTAAAATTCAACTGTGTCTGGTTCAAGACTCAAGTTAGGTGATACAGGAATAGATGTTCTTTTAATGTCTAACACATCATGTTTATACGACGAAATAACTTCAACAATGTCACTTTCATCATATGATTCACTAAATGATATTTTAGGAGATTCCGTAGGAGTTGCTGGTATATAAACATATCCAGTGTCTGGTTTAATGCTAACTGTCAAGTCTTTCTTTACATACTTAGCATAGGTTGTCCTATTAATTTTAACAGTTATTCCTGATAAATCTATCGTATAATCTACATTTGAAATTAAAGGTTTTCCATCTGCTAATACTACGATATTTTGTATTGATACAGAATTAGGAGGAAACTTTGCTGGGTCGATTGAATAGTTTAATCTATTACTTCCTATGGTAAAATAAGAGTTTGAAGGACCTTGCAGTATCTGTTGATTTACTCTAACTATCATATTAGACTCGTAAGGAAGAGAATCACCAACTTGATAACTTAGATCGTATACCAATGATCCATCTGTTTGGAGTCTTTCTGTTTTTGTTAAAGCAAAAGTTTGTTCAGAGTTAGCAACTAAAATATAATTGATAATATCTGACTGAGCAGGCGCAACACCAAATCTTATACCAATTCTGTTTGGTTCTTCGTAAGAATCGTCAGTTTTAAAGAATCTTGGATCAGCTTTAATACCATTGATATATACCAGTGCTACAAACTGATCTACCCATGAAGCTTTTGTTACAAAGTCAATGTTATTACTATCTCCAACAAAATAATCGATATCTAAAATATCAGTTCCACTAAACCCAATTGAGAATAAAGAAACTGTATTTCCGGCTTCAGGAGGAACATTGAATTTAACTGATCGGTTGTTAAACAATACATCATAATCCTCAATCCTGTTCATAATACTAGATATTGTTGTTATCTCGCCATCAACTTCTATCTTTTTAGTTAATTTTACAATAACAGCTTCTTGACTGTTTGGTGTTTGAGATAAAGCAAATTCTTTCTGATCACCATTTGCTAGATAATTGTCAACCTTAATTGTTGCAGATCCACTACTTGGTCTTTCGTATACTTTAATTGCAACTGCATCAACTATCTGCCCAGGCACTATTTCTTCAGGAGCATGACTGTTAGTAGTAGTCACAAATCCATCACCGTCTACTATAATTTCATCGGCTGCTATTCCAAGTGCAGAAATTAAACTTGATTCTGCAAACTGACCTCCAACTAAGGATGTATCGTAATCGCCCTCTTGTGGGTTTATAGATCCATCACTAGTATCTTTACGGATAATAATTTTGTCGCCTTGAGACAACACATAATCAGAAGGAATTTCAACAGAATATTTTGTTGAGTTAGGAGCGTCTGGTTCGCCAGTTGAAATAACTGTTTCCATAACAGCATTTTCATTTGTGGGCGAACCTTCAATAGCGTCATAATCTTCAGCATCAATCCTAATTGGGGCTAATAATGAAGATATTGATACTACGCTTCCTACTTCTGCTGCTTCTGTTAATTTTATTTCAGAAGTTATTCCTTGAACATAATCAACTCCGGGCGTTAAAGTTCTAGAAAAATTTACGTAAATTAGTGGCGGAATTGGATCAGTAGTATCGGTAGAAGGAGGAGCGATATCTCTAAATAAAATCTGATCAATTTCAACTCTACGACTATCTAAGACATTTGTTACTACTGTATCAAATGCAATTGTGTTACTTACTAAAGGATTAATTATTACCGTATCACCTACTTCAACACCGTGTGTACTCTGTACATGAATAATATTCCTGCCGGCAATATTTTTTGTAAAATATAAGCGACTGTTAGTGCCAATTTGTATATTAGGACCGTTACTAAGTTTTAGGGTTGTATTATCAATAATCTCTACCACAAACTGACTTGAGAAGAATCCATCTCCAATTACTGTCATGTTTGGTTCGATTCCAACTGTGCTTGAAACTTTTAACGTAGTTCCGCTACTGCCAGTCGGAACATAATTTACAAGTATGCCAATTGCTTGATTTGTTGTAGGTGTTAAAATTGTTACTACTTGATTTCTACCTAATGCATCATACGGATATCTTAAATTTGCTCCATCGGATACTACATTATCAACTACTAACTTAGCATGGTAAACATTTAATTTAGTACCTGCATTTGGAACATAATTTAAGATAAATGTATTTTCATTTATATCAGATATTGTAGTTACATAATCGTCATACTCTGAATCAAAGGAATCCCATCTATCGCTAAAGAAAGGTAAACTATCCCATCCTTGGCCAATTTCGAATCCTAATCCTAAAATTTGGACTCCGCCGTAATCAATACCGTCCATTAACTGTTCTAAATCTTTTCCCGGCATTCCGTCTAACGGATTGTAATAATACTGTATCCTGTCAGCTGCATTTAATAAAGACCAATCCTTTAAATATTCAATTTTAATTGTTGAATTCTTAGGTGGCGCTGAATTAAATGTAATTGATCCGCTATATTGTGTAGACCCGTTTACTAAAGACGTAACGATAGATAATTTATAAGTATCTCTAAGAACTTCGTTAAATTCTGTTGTGTTTGCTAACTTAATGGAAACTGTTGATTTATTAATTCTAACATCGGGTGCCCATGTTAACGGAAACTGAAATTTAGTATTTGTTCCAGTATGTGTGTCAACTGATTCTAACTGATTGAGAAAATAATTATAAGTTATTCTATCAAATTTAATTTGAATTTTGTTAGACCTTACTACAGAATCACCTATAACTGCGATTGCCTTAGCAACTGTGCCTCGGGTGCCGCCTTCTATAACAATTTGAGGAGCACTTAGGTATCCAGCACCGTTCTCAACAACAACAACTCTAGTTACTTGGCCGTTAGCAACAAAAGCCTTTGCTGATGCTCCCGTTCCAGAGTTGCTGATTATTCTAACTGTCGGCTCAGTTTTATACTCAGATCCGCCACTTGTAACTTTAATTTCAGTTACAACAAAACCTATATTATCAAGCCAAAATTTCCAAGGATAACTATTAATTAAATTATCTTTGGCAAGTATTTTACCATTAACAACTTCTGTTATTATTGATCGTGATTGTTTGTCTTCGCTAGCAGGTATTAAGTCAAAATCTGTTACAGAAGAAGATACAACATCAGTTGAATCATAAGAGCTAATGTATTCTCTTATAATTGTTCTGTAAGGCTTAACTTCGTCTATGTAATCTTCAAAATTTTCTAGATTGTCATTTTTGTAAGTTACTGGCTGTCTTAATTCTCCAACATTATGTTGAGCTCGTACAAAACTAGTTTTAAAAGCCCAGTCAACATAAATTTGTTCGCTAAATGCATATCGAATACTATTAAAGAATAATTCTAAATATTTAGATCTTAAATCATCAATAAAAATATTATTTTTTATTGACTCTAACATAATTTGTAATTCTTTTGATGCTGCGCTATCAAAAACTGTACCATCATATAAAGAGCCATCGTATCCAAATACTGTATTTTCAAAATTATACAAAGCCGGACTTAACTGTATTGTGCCCTTTTCTCTTCCAATAACTTTATAACTTTGTGTCCAATCAACTGATTCCGAATTAGTATATTTTTCTAATAATAACCATGTACTATCGCTTGACGACGATGTAAGTTTTACAGTTTGTCCAACTGCTGTATCTAGGCTAATTAAATCAGAAAAACTATTCACAATGTAATCTACAGAAGTAAATTGATTATATCCTAATGCATACCAATCTATAAAATTCCAGAAGCGTCTTACATCATAACTCTGAGATCTTTCTCTAGTCCATAAAAGAGTATCAGAATCATAAGAATATATACTCCATACACCTTGAGCTTGACTATCGGCATGGACTAAAACAGAATAATTTCTAATACTTAATATAGTATTAGAAGTGTAGCCTTCTCCTGGATTAATAATATCAATGTCGACTACTTGACCTATACTATTAATAATTGTTCTAATACTTGCATCTTGTCCTGTTCCAAAAATTTGAAGATACGGTGGATTTAAATAGCCATTGCCTTTTTCTTCGATGATAACATCTGTTATTTTACCATCTTCTATAACTGGAATTAACACTGGTTTCTTAAACAAGCCAACACTGGCAAATCTTAACTCTGCATCTGTGTCTTTAACATCATCATATAGTCCGGTAGTTTCTTTTGATGGTTCTAGTTCGTACTGATCAAAAGAAGTAAGATTTTTTTGTCCTACTAATTGATAACCTGCTAAAGTTAAATTTACAGTTTCGATGAATTGTTTTAACGCTTCAAATCGATTAATAAACATTCCCTGGCGGGGTCTATTTTCAATTCCAAACATTAACTTTGGAGGTAATAGCGGATCGGGCACGGGCCTTCCGTATAAGTCTTTGCCAGAAAGACTATCAAACCATTTTTGTTCTATGTTTTTAGGAATTACATCTCGGTCAGTATTACTGATAATTTTCCATTGACTATGAATGTTCTGATCAATATTTTCTGTATTCCAATATTCTATTCCTAAAATAACATCTTTATTATCTAATAACGGTTGTACATTAACAAGACTAAAACTATTTTCACTTGTTAATGCTAAGAATTTATAGCCGGCACCTCTAGGGTTGGCAATTAAATTTGCCACATCAATAGCTGATATTATTCTAGATTTATTTGCTGGAATAGTCTTTTTATTTTTTACCCAATAGTAATAGGTATTTTTAAAAGACTTTGAAATGCGATCGTATCGTTTAACTATGCTATAGGTAGTGTTATTATACAAAGAAGTTCCGCTAATTCCGTTTGACAGCCCGGCATCAGTGTCTGCTTGAGCATTCCACTGATCTGGTGTTAGTGTAGTTTCTACCCATTCATATACATCCACGCTTGCACCAGGAAACAGCGTATTCCAAGTACTATTTCTGTATACAACATCAGTTTTATCGTAACTGTCAATAAACTTAGCTGTTCTTAAATCCCACCATAGTTGCCCAACATATTCTTTAGTCCAGGCGGCGCCTTCGTCTACATTAACATTATCTAATCCAGACGAGTAAATTGCTGGATCATAAAAAGTTTTATATTTGATTTCTTCGTTGGCAATCTTTGGTAACTTACCTTGTACTACATCGACAACATCTAACTGTGTAATAACTTTATTAGATCGGCTATTGTACAAAAACGCCTGTTTAATCTTAGTTAAATCTACCTTATTACCTTCAGAATTTAAAATTTTCCAGCTATAAGAATTTCTTAATTTTTGATATGTAAAAACTTTTCCTGAGAAACTAAATCTATCATACTCGTAAGGTGCTCCAACTAATACTGTATTGTAGCCAACAGCTATTGCATGTCCGTAGCCTGAACCTTGAGTTTTATTCGTAAGGCTTTCAGCAAAGATCCATTTTTCTGAATACTTATCATAAACATCTACTCGACCAGTATTTGGTTTATTATATAAAAAGTCCGTTGTCTCATCGTCGAATGTAGTTCCATTATTATCAAAAGTAACAATGTTTTTAACTGTAGCATTGGGACTAAAAATTACAAGGCTTTCTGAATCATTTAAGAATGATATTTTAGATCCAAAAAATTCTGCTACCCCAGGTGTCTTACTTAAAATTTCTTGATACTGGGTATATAAAATTTGATTTACTATACCTGTTGTAGTAACAACGCCGGTTCCTTGAACGGCTGTTCCGGTTGCAAGGGCTGAGCTAGCGCCAGTTGCTTGGAATGTCATTCCAACAGCAAAAGATTTTACAGTAGTATTTGATACTAAAGATGGCTGGTTGATACTAACTGTATATGTGCCTGCTTGGCCTGGTGTGCCAGTGAGTTGATTTATAATATAAGTACCCGCAACGATTCCGACTCCAGAAATACCTTGCTCTGGCTGTAGTGTTCCCGATGCTACTGAAAACACTGTCATGGTTGCATTTATAATGCTTGCTTCGAAGGTAGCAGAAACTGCGCCAACACTAGCCCAATTAGTATCTCCTAATGTTTTTATTCTATAAGTTTTTCCGTTTACTAAAAATCTTGACCCTACTGTACCAGTAGATGTTGCAATGAACTCTAATCCTAGTGTATTTGATGCTGCTCCGATAAGAGTAAAATCTGTTGTTCCAATTGAAGAAATTTTGTAAGATTTTCCTACTTCAAGATTTCCTTGAGCTACTACTAAATTATTTGTAGCAGTAAATGTTTCGCCTACTTTATTTTCAAATGCTCCGGCATTTATAAAGTTTGTTGATCCAGCAGAATTAATTTTATATACTCTGCCAGGAATAAGATCTGATGCATGTACCGCAGTTGTAGATGTTGTTGTTTTATAAACTAAAACTTTTCCTTGATCTAATTTTAAACCATCAAACAACACCGAAGATATTGCTATATATTCTCCAGTGTCTGAAACAGCCAATCCTTCACCAAATTTTACATCTGCACCAACAATTGGATCTTGAGATTGTTCATATATATTATTTCCAATATTTTTATAAACAAAAACAATTCCGTTAACATCTACTGTGTTGTTTGTCAAGAAGGTGGTTGTGCCTGGTGCTGAAATCAACAGAGTAGACGAATCTTTGCTAATTGCAATTGATTTGCCAAATTGAATTTTTGCTTGCGATCCTGCGGTTTTTTTACCTACATACTTCCACTTAGTAACAGTAAAATTTAAAATACCGTCAGGCGTTTGATCTGGCGGGTCGCTTAGTTGAAGTGTTGTAGAATCAAGAATTAATACTACATATTGCCCTTTATTGAAACCTATACCAGAAACTAGCATATCTGCTGATATACCGACAGTAGATGATACTTTTAATCTAGTACCGTTGCTACCGCTAGGATTATAAGGACTCGACGCCATTACAATAGTTTCGTAGTTAAACTGATATACCTTTCCGCTGCTGTTATCTGAGCCAGTAGCTCCAACAAACAAACAATTATTTCCAAAAGTAATAGTAGAACCAAAGTTTTCATTAGCACTAGGCTCTGGACTAACAATACTATCGACTAAGGTAAAAATGTTGTTACTGTCTTTTTGGTACAAGGAAATGATACCCTGTCCCACTAAAGACGAATTATTTCCAGAACGATTTACAGGAATATAATAAATCTCGTCCCATTTAGTCCCAGTTGCAGACGGTTGGGTCGCTGACGATGTTTGGATTGCTTTCCAAAACGTGTTGTTAAAGGAAACAATATCATCTACTTGATAAGATGTTGATTGGTTCCAGTTACCTAAATATTTTGTTGTAACTCTACTTGCTGTTGGCGTTCCGGTTGCTAACCATCTTGCATCACTTGTTATAGAAAGGACGCTACCTTCGTATCTAGATGTTTCCACGCCTAACTGTTGATTAGAAATAAAAGGTGGATCAATGTCGTCTCTTAAAATCCAAGGAGAAAGTAAATTAGGCCTGTCATAAACTGTCACCGTTCCAGTTAAGCTAGAAGATGCTGCAATAGTTGAGGCCGAATTTATAGCAACCTGTTTTCCAACTTGCAAATTATATGCAGGAGAAATGTTAGCAATTCTATTCTCGTCATATACAGGTGTATACTTCCAAGAAGCCCACTTACCATTTCCGGCGTCGTCCGTCCAAATTATTTCCCCAGCGTTAGGATACGCCGGTGTTACTTCATCTGCTAGGTCAATTGACGATATTCGCTGAGGGTCAAACTTAAAAATAAGGATACTTTTTTGATCTTCAAACTTTGCAGGGGCCGGTGTAATTATTGCTGAGACTGTAAAAGAATCTTTATTAACAGAATTTATTTTATAAAATCCATTAATTTTTTTAGTTTGATTAATTCCAATGTAAGTACCCGGAACTAAATTAACGTTAGTTTTTGTAGTAATTATTAATTCTTTAGTATCAGTCTTATAAACAGCATTTGTTACTTGTAGATTAGTTTCAGTGTATCTGTAAACATTCCACGATGCGCCTTCAAAGCCGCACCAAACATGCTCACCTTCAACAAAACTTGTCACATCTTCATTAACTATGTCGTCAATTGATCTTAACAACAGTTTAACAGAGTCGGGTCTAACATATCCTGGAGATCTTAAATAAGAAGAATTATTTGTTAATAATCTCCAAGGTTTACTATTATACCCTAACGGTTTAAGATAGACATCTGCCGGAGTTTGGCGAATTATAAAATCAAAAGTATTTGAGTTAGTTTCATTTACTAGTTCAAATCCTTGAGGATTGTTTTTAAATAATCTTTCATCCAGAATAAACTCTAGAGAATCAAAAGACTGACTAGCACCGTACTGTCCTACACGTAAAGCCCATTCTTCAAAAAAATCAACACTTTCTTTATTGCTGGCACTTAAGACATCAAATAATTTATTAAGTGCATTATTAGTGCCTTTTTCGCCTATCATTCCTTGATAAAATTTAAACTCACTTACGTCGTCTTGAATAATATTTTCAAGGTACTGTCTCTTTTGATAACCTATTAAATGTTGCGCTACTTTTTGTTGACTAATATCAAAATTGTCGCTGTCTAGATTATAAAAATCAGTAAACTGTGTAGCTTTGTAATTCCAATTAGGCAACAATTCCGGGCTTGGAGTTTTGTCTAATTTTGTCCAACTTTCAAGATCAAATATTTCAGCTCCTGGCAAAGATGTTATGGCAGTATAATAAAATTCTTTATATCTAACAATATCTCCTAGCACATAATCTTTCCAAGGTTCCCAAGGAAGTATGTATGCTTGATCAAAAATAAATCCTGGCACGTCAAACGACCCTTGCCAATTAGTGCTTACATAACCTGCAGCTTTTATTCTTTGCTGTCTATAACCACTTGAAGTACTATAGATAGTATCATTAAACATAGTAGAGTTATTCAACACCACTACTTGTTCTTTTTGTATTAAGTAAAATGAAGCACCGTAAATTCCGTCGCCATTAGTCGACGAGTAGCTCATGTTATTTTCTTTTCTGTAAGAATTTATAAATTCTGGTAAAATTGGCGTTCCGTCTACCTTAACGATTTCGTACGGATTAAAAGGATTTCTAATATCTTCTGCAATTGACAACTCAGCTTTGAAAGAAATTTTATTTGCACTAGGACTTAAACTAATAACTGAACTTCCTAGGTCAGTTAAGTAGTCTAATTTAACATAATTTTGCTCAACAAAAATTGTCGATTCTTGAGCATCAACAATTGCCCTGTAATACTCTGAATTATATCGAACTACTGACCCCACAGATATGAATGTATTAGGTTTCCATTCTTTCCATTTATCCTTGCCTATAGACCAATTTTGGGTAGTCCAAAACAAAAACTCTTTTGCACTAGTTTCCCAATTAGCTATTGCTTCCATAGCCGTATTAAAATCATCAAATACAAAGCCTTGATCTTTTAGCCATTCTCCGTAGCCTAATAGAAAATCAACTACTTCTTGAATCGTATAAAATGTTGTACCATAGGGTATAGTTTGTGGACTAGTTTTATCCCATGTATCTCTTATGTACGCTGTTTGGCCGCCTACAACTGGTAGGGATCCTAATACTTCGTAAAAGGTTGGGATAAATTCATCTGTTGTAGTATGTAAAACTTTTGATCTAAAAAAATTATTATTATAAGAAACAATCTTTCCTGCGGCATAGCGAGAATTTGTTGACCAAGTTGTAAATGCCTCTGATATCCCGCCAACGTTTACTATACTACCAGGTTGTGTATATGGGTAATAGATAAAGTATGGGGTTGTTTTGCTGTAGCCCTTAACTTCAAATCCAAAGCCAGTGCCAAACCCAATAGGTAATTTTGTAATTATAACACCACTATAACTTAACTTTTTAATTGGACTTGAACTGTTCAATATAATTGAATAGTCTTCTTGCGGTATAAACACGCTTCCTTTACTGGTTGGAGTTTTACTGTCTAACAGTAAATTAAATTTTTCTTTACTAGTAAAGCCGCCTATTCTGTGAGTAAGTCTTGCCTGCAAATTTTTAAGATCGTAAATGTAGGCATTGTACAAACTTAAATTATCGCTTACGATGTAATCAATTATGTAATTAATTAAGCCAGCTGTTTGTGTTCGTTCAGTACTTGTGTAGACGTTTGGTATTTTAAGGTCCGACGGTGCTATACGTAATCCAGTGTCTGAGTAAATTAACTGTCCTGCAAGATTCCTTTTAGTTCTTGATAAGTCAAAACAAGAACCTAATGTTTTAGCTGGTTGTAATAAAATAGCTGCTAATATAACACTAAAAGAATAATAACTACTACGGCGCCATGCTGCTTCAACTGGGCTAACATCGCCAAAGACAAAATTGTCAACGATTGACGGCATAATAACGCCGTTGACCAATCCTGAAGTGGCAGGACTTATAATGTTTCCTTGATCGTTAACAGGAATGTTTGTTTTTAAAAATGGTCTTTGAAACTTTTTGTTTGAAACAGCAGGACTGTTAGGTTTTCTAATAATACCGTCTGCTAAATCGTTCCATAGAATTAAATTGTCACTAGTGTACGGAGCAGGACCATATACATCTTCCCACCATGTTGGCTGTATTGAAAATCCTAACATTTCCCACGGGGCAATATTTGGACGATCAGTATCTAGCATCCATCTATAAATTCCTCTCCAGTATCCTGGAACATCAGTTCCGTTAAGTGAAAAGTTATCTTTATAATTAAAAGTTAAAGAATTAGTTTTATCAAAACTTAAAGGTTTTGTAAAATCTTTATTTACTAAACTACTCCACTTATAAAAAGAAGGAGCAAGAACATTGTTGTATTCTTCTAAAGAATAATTATTTTTTCTATTATATCCGGGAACAATATCCCATATGTCAAAAATAGATGTATCGTATGTAACTTTAATATTATTAAATATTCTTGTTTCTAACTCTAATAATAAAACATCCCTATAGTCACCGTAAGCTAAAATTTGACTACCGTCATGTCCTTGTATCATTACCCTAGGTGTTACTAAACTAGTATCAAGATAAATTTTTGGTTCGTAGGCAGGCCACAAACCTAATTTAGTAGGAGTAGGTGGCATAAAACAGCCACTTGTATTTTCATACTCACAAATTTTAATCTTATCTCCTACATTAATAGAAGATGTGATAACAATAAACCCTTGATCATTAAATGTGTAATCTTTTCTTGCAAGTTTTTGTGTTCCGTTAATGTATACTAATACAGCTCTTGATGATAAAGTATCTAGGTTAAAATTATTAATTAATGGATATGTTTTTATTCTTGAATCAATAACTTCATACTCATTGCTAACACAAGAAATAAAAGGAACCATGTCGCTAAAATAGTAAGGACTATTTTTAGGCTTGTCTTTATTCATAATTTGAAGAATCTTATCTACCTGTGAAGGTATATCAATATCTTCTCCAAACTTGTCAGCAATTAAAATAAATTGTCGTTTAAATTTACCGTAGTCGTCTCGAGCTAATTCTATTGCTTTTACAATATTATTTTTCTCATTTGTTAAATGGTAAATTGCTAAACTTAATGGCCCACTGTGTTGTACAAATCGTGTTCCGTACTGAGTAATATTTCCTAAATCTCTTAACGGTCCAGTAAAAGGAACATTATTTTCTATCGAAGATACATGATCAATAACTTCACCTAATGTGAACAGTTGAACTGGTTCATTTAATGGATTGTTCTGTAAATTTATTGGGACTTCATAATACCCATTGTTGTTTACAGGTTGAGCTGTATATGCTTTTATTGTCAATACATCAGATGTTTTAATGTCTTCATTTAACAATATTTCTTTAAAACTATTATTTGTAATTAAAGACCACTTAGCACCATCTAATCTAACTCCGTTGACGTAAACTTTAATTATGAGATCTTCTAGCTGATCAACATTGTCAAAGATGTCTAACTTAAAATTATTTGTAATATTAGAATTTTTGTATATTCTAATTGCTGCTTGTGTTGTAGTTGTCTTACAAGTTTGCCAACCGTTAATATAATTGTGGCTGTAATTAGATTTTTTATACAAATATCCAACATCAATTTTTTGTGTTACCAGATTACTGTCTGTCTTATATTGAAATGTATCCCAAGAAAGATTAAACTCAAATACAATATCACCAATGTTACTAATATTTTTATAAGTTAAAGGAAATCCTAATTTTAAATCATTAGATCCTAGACCAATTTTGTAAGAAAATATTTTTGTACCAATGAAAGTTGATCCTGGATACTCTGTTACATCACCAAAGCTAATTAAATTATTATCAAAAACATCAAATAGAGGAGGTTGATTTACTGTATTTTTTTGCTGGGCTAAATCCCAAGATGTGCCATTAAACCAATAGGCCAACCCTTGATTTATTTCTCCAGCATCAATAACCAATACGTCGTTGATATTAGGAGAAACTTCTTCTTGCAAGTGTATTCTTCTTTCGCCTTCGTAGGTTAAAAATTCAACTCGATATATTTTGTTGTTAACTAAAATATCTTCGTCGGCAACAAATAAAATTCTATGTCCTTCAATTATTTGAACACCGTCAATATTGTACCCCAATTGACCTTCAATATTTGAAAAAACGTCTTTTGTAAACGTGTCAATTAGGTCAATATTTGAAATGGAATTTAAACCAAAATTAAATAATTTTAAGCCTGCTTCAAATTCAATAATAGGCCTAACAGCTCTAGCATCTTGGTCCAAGTTTGCAGTATTTTGTCCATTTATTTTAGCACTAGTTTCAACAACGTCTTTGTGAAACCATCTATTATATCTTGACCAAGGATTCCTATCAGAGCTTGCACGATTAATAACAATATAATCTTTTTGGCCTGCAAATGTTGTTGCATCGCTAAAAGGTAAACTATCAAATGGGGTGCTATCAAATAACACAGACTCTATATCTGTATATTTGCCAACAATATCTAAATCTTTTTCGTTAATTAAAGATATCTCATTGCCTACACCCTCTACATACCAGTTAGTGTCTTTATATTTTTCCGGTGTAACATTTCCAACAAATCTTACCTTCATGCCGTTGCTAAGATTAAATCCGGCAGGAAGATGATAGTTCTTTTTACCTAGTACTTCTTCTTCAACATTAATTGATGTATTTTCTTCAATTGATGTTACATAGATTACTCCGCCAACATTCACATCTGTTGTGCTAACATAAAATAAAATATCAGGGCAGTCAAACGGAACAGTAAATGTAATAGTTCCGCTTTCAACAGCTTCTGTAATTTTTTCGTCTGCTGTTTTATAAACAAGAAGATCACTTAGATATTTGTCTAATGTACCTGAAGACCTGTGTGTTTTAATAACAAAAGGATTACTAGGACTATCAATTTCAAAAATATAAGTTTGACCTTTGTAAAGTTTTAATGAAGGATTTCTCTCAAAGCCGTCAGGAGTAAAAATATAAGCATTATTGCTTAACTGTGATTCTAATCTTACTTTATAAACACTTTCAATTTTTTCTTGTTGGCCGGAAATTTCTATAGCGTCTGGTCCGTACGGCAACCAATAATAATTTTGGAAATTTACAAACTTATCCCAATCAATATGTGGATCCCAAGAATAAAACTCTTGTTGATTTAATCTAGAATGATCTTTAGTATTACCACCAAACACCCCTAGTTGGTTAATATAATCTTGATAATCTTTAAAAAAATTATTATTACCTAATTCGTCAGTTACTATAAATCCCGGTTCAAGCTGGTACTGCTGTCGGACACTATTAGCAGCTTTAATAAAAATATCATCTCCGGAGGTAGCCTTGGCGTTTTCTTGACCAATGTATCCATTAATTTTTTTAACAGTGCCAGGTTGAATTAATTGATCTACTGTTGCCTGTAAAAACTTTTTATTTGCCGTAGTTTGATAAAACTTTGGCAAAAAGTCTGCCGATGTTATGTTTCCAAAATTTGCATTTGGATTTGTTTTATCTGCCATTCATTACTCCGTAGGGTGAACTTGTAACATTTTGTTGGGTGATGTTAACCGCATCTGCTTGTGTACTAGTTATTGCTTTAATAGAACTTGATGTTAATCCTGTAACAACTTCAACATCGTCAACAGTTGCTCCACTTATAAACAACTGATCACTTGCAGATTTAACTTCAAAAAGACTACCAAAATTTAAACCTTCTTTTCTAGGAACAATAACAAAATTTGCTATGTTTGGTGCTAGAGTAGAAGTTACGTAGGTAGCTAACTCTGTAAAATAGAATGTGTCGCCAAATTCCCAATTGCTTAAATTAAAAAATTGGTTAATGGCTGTAACAACTTGTAACTTTATATCGCTATCTGATATGACCTGTGAAGGATTTTTAACAACCTTAAAACTTGCTTGCAATTCTAACTCGGCCATTGATCCAAAAAGTATCTTGTAGCTTGCCGGATGATAAATTATTTCATCGCTTATTGATTTTATTAAGTTTAACTCTGGTGAAATTGAGTCAAATATCTCAGCCGAGCTAGGGGGCAATGGTTTAGAGAGTGTTGGTTTGAGTAACCATTGTCTAAATGCAATATCGTAATTCTTAATTAATACAAATACATCAATTAAATTGCTCACGCCTGGGTCAATTCTTGAATCATACTTTGCATAATGATTATATTGAAACTTTAAACTATCTCTTCCAACAAAAAGTTTATAATTTAAACTAGGAATAAGTTCGTCTTTTGTTGAGTTCAATTGTTTTACAACTTTTTTATCAATAAAATAAAAGTGTTGGCCTGCAACGTATTTTTGTTTTGATCCAACAGACCCTTCGCTATCTAAAATAATAACTTTATCATCGTGATTAGAAACATATCTATAATCATCCTGGCCTTCAGCTATTGTATATTTTTCTTGTAAAATATATTTTTTAGTAACGTTAGTTAACGGTGATACAATATTTAAGAATAAGTCAGGGTTATCAACAACGCTGTTATTGTCTGAATCGGCAAAACTTACAATGATTTTTTTATTATCAACATATCCATCTAATCCGTTAAACTCTGACACTATTTCCCAAATATGATCAACTGTATAAGGCATATTTGTGTCTGGTTGAGAATTGATTCCTAATACTGATAACGTATCTTTAATAACTAATCGTGTAGTGCTGTCGTAGATATCTGATTGATCGTCAAGGAAGAATCTTAATTGATTTTCACTTTCAAAAATATACTGTTGCTCTCGAGTGGTTATAGTATAAAACTCGTTGTCCGTTGTAAACAACAACATCCAACTTGCATCTAACGATTTACCTGTAATATCGCCAGCATTGGCTAGGCTAAAATTTGAAACCGTGTTTAAATTAGTTTCAAATACAATTTTCCATTGTTGGACTGAAGAGTCATATCTCAAACCAAACGGTTTATTATTGAAGATTAAATCAATCATAGTGGTAATTACACTACTTTCAATAGACATTCTCCATGGAGAAATGACTTCACTAATAATTGAGTTACTAGGAACTGTCTTATTAAGTGTTATTGGGCCAAATCCTGAATTTAATACACCTTTGCCCGATGCTGTTCCGTCGTCGACTACACTAATAACTTCTGCCCAAATAGACGTTAAGGCGCCTTTTTCAGCAGACGACCCTAACACTAGCTTGTTAGATTTATTTGTATCAAAATAATAACCAGGTGGAGCGTTGAATTTAACAAGTGCATTTGGTTTTAAAAATTTTAAATCAGTTGGAGTAAATGATCCAACTTTATAAATGATTCCATCTGTTAAATTTCCAACATACCCGGTAGACATGCCAGTATCTTGTGTCACCATGTTCCACACAACATTTAAACTAGCCGTAATTAAACTTACATTATTAGAATAATAAAAATGTTTTAGATTAGGACGTCTTAATAAATCATAAACATCATTGTATACGATGCCTTCGATATCAGTTTTATTCTTGTAACTAAATCTTAAACTACCATTGTAGTTTTCAGTATATAGAATTCCGTCATCAGCAAATAATTTTGTAGAACTGTATTTGCCAGTAGGGTCTGCTAGATCAAAATATCTGCTAACACCGCTACTTGATCTGTTAACGGCTTTAATTTTTGCTATTTGAGAACTTACAGCTAACGGACTAATGTTATAGTCTTCTCCTGTAATCATTCTACTTTGAGTGTAGTAGTTTGCAGGTGCATTTGCTTTTATGCTTTCGTTTGACTCCGTAACAGACGAAGTAGAAACACTTGAAGACAGTGCAAGAGTAACTGTTAAAGTTTGTTGCTGGCCTTGAGCTGAAAAATAATTTATGTTAATAGAAACATTTCTTATATCTCTTGGATTAATTGTATATTGCAATCCGTTGCTAGTTCTATAATAAGTTCTAAAAGTGCCTCGAGGTAAATCACCAAATATTCCATCGCTAAACTGCAAACTAATAGTGTCATTTGCTCTAGTAATTGCGGAATAAATGTTTCTTATATCTTTATTAATACTATTATAAATTACGTTGTTACCTTTAAAGTTAGATACCTGAGTCCACAAATTTGATTCTGCACCAATAGTGTCTAAACTATACAACCAAACATCGTTATTATTAATATTTTGTGCATCTATGTCAACAGATTGATTACTACTAGGTTGATTAATAGTAAAAGTACCTGTATTCAGAGTACCTTCTGTAAAGTTTAAAAAGAATCCGCTAGAGGCACTACCTAATCCACGGCCATCATCTCTATATATGAAAGATAATTTGTTTCCAAGTTTTGGTGGTTCTTCGTAAATGTATCCGTTATTTGAAAATACTGTACTAGTAATTTCAAAATTCATAGATCGTCCATCTACAATTTTAGTAAAAGCATAAATCGGAACATTAGTATTTGAACTTTGAAATCTATATTGTTCTGTTGGTATGCCGTAGACATTACCGCTATCTGCTGGATTACCAAATTGTTGAGTGCCGGGTAGTGCGGCATTAATTATTTTAATAAACTGATCATACCAGTTTGAATTACTTGGGTCGTTCCAAGATACTGTTTGATTAGCAAGATTTCTACCGTTGCTGTCAATAACATTCTCAGTTGTTGAAATTGTAGTAAACTTTAAAAGTCCTTGGCTTGGAATATTGCGTTTAGCATTATAACTAATCATCCGTGCTAGGCGTAATACACTGTCACGACGTTCTGCTAATTCTAAAAAGTTTTCGCGAGCATTTAGATCAACTCTAAATGCAATACTTTGCCCTAAAAAAGCAATTAAATCAATAAGTGCAAGATATTCACTTGACTCAATATAGTCGTTGAAATCTTCAGGATAGTTAGTTCGAATATAATCAATCATTGTACGACGTAAATTTTCAAAATCGTAGCTTTGAAAATCTGCGTTTTTAAAAGATTGATAAACTTTTTTCCAGTCTTGTGTAACTAGTAATCTATTCTGTCTATTGGTAACACTCATGATTTATCCTATTATATCAATATTTATCGAATACAATTAAGTGCATATATTATGCCATCAACAATCCGTTTTCTTGGTCAAATCTAATTTGCAATGATTGTTGTATGTTATAGGGCAAATATGATAGCACACATTCTATTTGTATTCCGCTTTCATACGGTGTTACAATTACCTGCTCTGCTCTTATTCGGGGGTCGTAATTTATAATTGTATTAACATTTTCTTGAATTGCATACTTAACTTCATCTGTCATAGGTTCGTATAATAGGTCCCATATAATAGTACCAAACTCAGGTTGCATCAGACGCTCGCCCATGCGGATATTAAACATATTAATAAGATCTTGTTTGATTAATTCAAAATCAAACAATCCAAAATTCTCTGTTGATGTATTAACTGTGCTAAAACCTTTATATGTTTTAGGTGTAATATTAGAAACAGTTTTTGGTTTGCCTGTTAAGGTTATTTTGTCGTATAAATTAGCATTAGAAGACATATTGTCTCTCCTTATTGTTCTTCTTCCTCGGGAGGAGGAGGATTGAATGTATCATAAACTGTAGTGTAAGATTTCCAACTGTCAGGCGGAGTAACTAACGACTCGTCGTTTTCTTCATACCTGCCCTTAGAGTCCCTATCTAATTCTTCAGCTTTAAAAGTTAAGGGATCTAAATTTTCATGATGTGGCCAAGGCTCGTGGGTTGGAACTCTAGTTACAATTGCTTGTGTCAACTCTTCTCCAGTTTCATCTGGTAGGCTAAAAGTTTTTAATATCTTTGGAACGTCTTCGTCGGCAATTTCTGTAGCTACTGTTGCTACTTTTGGAACAATTGTTTGCTTTTCTGCTTCTGCCGACGAGTTTATCCACACTTTACCTGCGCCGTTATTTGCAGTAATTCTTACTTGACTATCAGCATTAATATGATTAATCTTTTTTGCATAAAGTCTGTTAAACTCTGACGTGATTTCTGTGCTCTTAGTTGCTTGTATAAAATTATTACCGGTGGTTAAAATATTTAAGTTGCCAGTAGTTTCAATTTGTCCGTTGACTTTTACCTTAAGATTAAAATCTGCATCAACTTTTAAATTATAATTTTTAGATGAAGTAACATGGTAGTTTATTGCACTAGACAAATAATCGCTTTCATAGGTAAAACTTGCATTTTCTTTAATTTTAGTTTGTTGCTCACCGTCTACTACTAACAATTGATTTTTAATAACATGAGTATGCATCTCTTCGCCAACTTTAATATTAAAATTTCGTTTTGCTTCAAAGTTAATATCTCGGTCTGCTAAGAAATTAATATCTTGTTTAGTGTGTACACTAATGCTGTCTTCTGCATAGATGTCTATCTTTCCGTCGCTGGACAATTCTATCCAACTAGTACCTCTGGCATTGCCAATATAAATTAAATCTTCCGAATTATGTAATAAAATTTGATGCCCGGTTCTTGTTCTCAGTCTAATTAATTCGTTATGAGGGACATCTGGAAGGCCGTCAAATTCTTTGTTTAGAATTGCAGCATAATCTGGAGGGCCTTCAAATGCTTTTTTCCTTCTCCTAAACGTAGTATCGCCGTCATCCATAACAAATGTGCTGCCGCCGAGCCGACTTACAAATGCATTTGGATACTCGCTTTCTTCTTTTCCTACCGGACCTCGTGTTGCACCGTCTTTATAGTCTACTGGGCCCGGTGTTGATACTCCGAATACTTGGCTTGGTGCTTCTCGTCTTGCACTACTAGTTGTAATTCCTCGAATATCATCGAGAACTAGCCCTTGCTCTGTTAGTATATCAGCAAAAGGATGCTTTGGTTTTTTTGTTTTAGTTTCATCGCCAACTTTAAATTCTGGATTGTTAACTTCTTTGTTAAACTCGGCTACTGGCAATCTAGGTGCGTTGCCTTTGTTGTCTTTTTCTCCGTCTTGTTCTACTACAAATTCTGTTGCGGCTAGTCCAGGTACACTAAAATTCATATGCTCGCTAGGGACGCCACCAAGCCAATACCCCCTCGACGGATCACCGTTTAAGAAAATTACTACAACTGTAGAACCGTAGTCCGGCGGTATAAACCACATACCGTAAGACTTTTGAGTACTATTGTAATCATCTGGGTCTGCCGTAACAAATTTTCTTCCGGTATTACCCCAAAATGGACTAATCATATCAACTTGTACTACTTGTGTAGTTGATTCTGTGTTGCCAGGGCCTTGCCTAAGAAGCATTACTTCAAGGCGCCCCATAAATGTTGAATCTGCGTAGCTAACTACTCTAGCTAAACACGGAAACGCAGGTAGTATTGGTTTGTCGCCGGTATTTTGATCTTGTGCTGACATAGCTTCCCTTGTTAACCAGCTGCTTCAGCAGGTTTTTGTTTTTCCACTTGTGATGATAACAGATTATCTTTTGATTTAGAATCTGTTATTTCTTGTCCTGGGCGACGGTATCCTTGAAGTGTTTGTGTAAATTTTCCTGCTTTAAAAGAACTTGTAATGCTTGTTAGTTTATATAGACCACTAAACATAGTTGATAGGTTAGTGTTTCTTGTAAAATCATACAATCCAGTAGTTTGATTTATGTCAACAGGGCTTCTAAAATAAATTACAATATCAACTTCACCGTTTTGGTAACTAATGCTGCCGTCTGCATGAATATTAATATTTGTTGACGGAGATGCAGAATAGTTTCCTAGGCCGCTGTTGGCAATATAGTAAGGATCTCCAACTATTTCCATTGTAATGTTTAACATGTCTGTATCTGCTTTTAGTGCATCAAGAAAAAGTTTCATTGCTCTAGTAGCTTGAGTATCACCTATTGATCCTCCTTGAGCGTCAAGGGTTGACTGTATACCAACAAACTTAGCCATTCTTGGTAAAAATCCTAATCCCGGATTAGGGCCACCTTGCGGATTTTTAAGAGCAACATCTTCAGGAACATTACCAGCAGAATTTCTATTTTCTCTATCTCTCTCATCACCAATTGTAATATCACTAACTGCAAATAACGCATAAAAAGCATTTGCAATTTCAAAATCAAACTTTATAATATCTCTGTTGTTGCCAGTGTAGATGTAATTATAGACTTTTACCGCTTGAGTCTTTAACGTTTCTGTATTAGGGGCACCGGCTCCAGGAAGAAGCAACTTACTAGAGTGCATTCTATAAGGTACAACTCGATAAACGTGTAACTTAGGATAATCTCCAGTTTGTTTCATATTTGCTTCTGTTTTAATTCCAAAAGTTTGTACATCCACTCTCCACATTGGGCGCATGCCGTTGCTATCAACTTGATCTTTATCAAGCGCAATTTGAGCGTAACCGCTTTTTACAATAACTTCATTAATAATTTTTAATACATCGCTGCCATTTCTAAAAGTATAATCAACAAGTTCTGGTGTAGTTTTAATTTGGCTTTTGTCTGGTGTGCCTGTATTTGCATTAAAAGTTTGGTCATCGTTTGCCATCGACGGGCGTTTAGCTCTTGAGGCGTCGTGTCCCATTGGGGCTTTGCCTATAGCATTGCAATCACCATCTGCTTGAACTAAAGTTTTATTAATTTGACTTCTGCTAATTCCTAATTTAGAAAATAGTTGAGGATCATTTATTGAATTAGGCACATCATCTGTTGCACCCGTAACTTTTCCGGTTGAAGATAAAGCAGAACCTGCTTGATCGTCGGCTCCTGCAGCAGGCGACGATGCTAAACTAGTAGGAAAAATAATAACATACTCATCAGGTACAGCAACTTTTCCTTCTGTTTTAAGTTCTTGTTGTTTTTTATTTAGAGCTGCTTGTAGACTATGTGGGCCTGATTGGAGTAGTTCTTGAACTGTTTTGCCTTTTATTGTATGATCTGATTTAGTAAGTCTAACAGCATCTGTTGTAGACGATGCATTTGTTGGAATCGTAGTACAAGTATAAATGCTGCCTGCACCATTTACTTTCATACTCATGTTATTAAAATTAAAAGGCAAATACTTTGTTGTCTTAGGTACTTTTTTAGGAATGCCTGCTTGGTCCATGCCAAAGAATTCAATTACTAACAGATAAGGAGCGCCGTTGAAATTTTTATATCCTGCTTGGTAAGCAGCCTGTTGGACTGCAATCATAAACTGGCCCATGCTATAAGGTTCAATAACCGTGAACTCAAAATTCATTGTGTTAGTTAGGCCTGTACCTTTTTCAAATCCATAGTAACCGTTAAGAACTAGATTGTCAATATGAAAATCGTATTTTCCAGCTGATGTTTTTATTCTGTTATTTGGATCTGAGCTGGCTGTTTTTAATATCGCTGGAGTTTTAAATTTTCCAGCAATGTAACTAGTATCAGGAAAATTATGCTCTTCTGTGTCTAAACAATACAGGCTAATAACATAACTGTAAGATGCATAACTATGCAAAGGATTATTCAAGGGCAAAGTAAAGCCCGAAGGCTGTACTCCCGATCCCAACGAAGTAAATATGTTTCCAATTGCTGCGCTGGCTGCATTAAATGAACCTGTAAATGCATCAACTATTCCGCCGAGGGCCGCTGAACCAGTTTGTACAAAATTTACAGCATTCGCTGCTTGTGATGCTGATGTTGCTCCGTTTTCTGACATTATATTCCTAGTATATTTTTTAAACTTGCCGGTTTTGGAACATAAATTTGTGTCCCTGTCTTAAAATCTAAAATTGGATCTTGGAGAACATCGAGATTCCGTTGAGTAAACACCCACCATAGGGCAGGATCTTGATACAAGTCGTAGGCTAACAAGTCTGGTCTGTACTGGTATTGAGATTCAATTGTATATAGATAGTCATCTGGTTCAGCACTTACCGGACGAATTGCTAGTATGTCAAGATAATCTTGTCTTATCTGAGTAGTATACCAAGGACTACTGTTATTGTAATTAGCTTTCATTATACATATCCAAATGGGTTTGAAACATAGCCACCAGTAACAAATCGTTCAAGGCTAAATCTTCTTACTGATGTTCTACTGTACATTGGTTGCAATGTAACAGTAAAAGTACTTTTAGTTGGGACAAATGCCTTGCCTGCTGATGTAGAACCCCCGACACCTAAACTTCCTATAGTTGCTGTCAGCGACCCTAAACCACCTAGGCCGGGTGCTGTTAGACCAAATGCATTGAGTACATCTTCACCTGCTTCAAAAATACCAGCAACGGCGCCTAAAGCACTTCCAACAGTATTACAACTGATGTAATCACAATCTTTAGGCAAAGTAGTTTGAAATTGTGTAACAGCCACTGGTATATTTTTAAAAACATAACTTCCGTAACCGTTTAGCATAACAATGGGCGGAGGATTACCTGCCTTAATATCTGTTCCAGCAAACATTTTTGTCACACTACGGAAATAATGTAAAGCGGCTATCCAATACAATGCTTGCTCTTGGTCTTCAACGTAGAACGGTGCTGTAATTGTTATTGTTCCGGGATTACTTCCTTCGTAGGCTTGGAACGGATAATTATTATGCGTGGTAGCAATTGGGGAATACTTTGCATTGCTAGCTAACGTAACTTCAGGAGTGTAAGGAAATACCATTGCGCCAGCATCTTTCAATGGCTTTAACACTGGGCTTTGTATAAAGCTAATCCAATTTGGAATACTTAACGAAACTCTCCAATCGTTTGGATTTACTATGTTAGAAAACATAGCAACAGCACTTAGTACATCAGCTGATCCGCTAACTAGAGATTGTAAATTTCCTGCCCGGGCTGCTGTTTTAAAAGCAGCTGCGCCTTGAGCAAGATTCATTATTGATGATGCAGCGTTTGTTGCTACTGAAACCTGAGTTGCTAGACCAGGGCCGTTGTCAAATAGTGCCATATGTTTTTTCCTTTTGGTAATATATTTATTTGACTTTTTAATGTGCGTATATTATAATATTATTATCCGGAGATGTGATTAATGACAACTAAAACGAATTACCTTAATAATAAGGATATGCTAGCTGAAATACATAGAAGCAAAAGTTCATATTGTATTTTTACCAAGCCAGAATACCATCAGTACGACATTATTTTACCAAATGTTGAAAAAATTAACATACGTACTGTAGCAGAAGCCAAAAGAAATCGTGCAAAACGAATGGGCGACGAAGAATATGCTAAACGCAAAGCTGCCGGTGAAAAAGTTAAACAAGCAGATTGCGAAGTTGATTATAAAAAGATAGCAAAGACCGATATTGTTTTTAGAATTATGACATATGATCATATACCTGTAAACACTACTCGCAAAAAAAATCCAAAAAGTGCGGCTGATGGACGAGATAAAGTTAACTTTCCACCGTTCCAACATTGGAAATTTAATGAAGAAGACGAACTAATTTGTGTTGGTAAAAGTCATTGGCGTGGGGACTTAGAAAAAGGAAAGTTTGATAAAGATGCTGGACAAATTAGCCCAACACTTGCCCGGATGATGATTAAACTTTGTGAGAGGTACGCTACTAGGGGCAACGTTCGAGGCTATACCTATAATGATGAAATGAAAGGCCAAGCTATTCTTCAACTAACACAAATAGGACTACAATTCGATGAAAGTAAATCAGATAATCCTTTTGCTTACTTTACTGCTGCTGTTACTAATTCATTCGTTAGAGTTATCAACATTGAGAAACGTAATCAAAACATTAGAGACGATATCTTAGAAATGAACGGCATGAATCCAAGCTATTCACGTACAGGGCAAGGCGAGCACGAAGCTGCACTAAAACGTCACAACGAGGACACACATGAGTAATTTGTTTAAAAAGGTTGCCTGTTTTACAGACATCCACTTTGGGCTAAAGTCTAACAGTCAAGTGCATAATCAAGACTGTGAAGACTTTGTAGATTGGTATATTGCAAAAGCTAAGGAGGAAGGCTGTGACACAGGTATTTTTATGGGCGACTGGCATCACAACCGCAATAGTCTTAATATCACTACTATGGACTACAGCCTTCGAGCATTGGAGAAGCTCGGACAGGCTTTTGATCAGTTTTATTTCTTTCCTGGTAATCATGATCTTTACTATAAAGATAAGCGTGATATCCACTCTGTAGAGTTTGGCAAGTACATCCCCGGTATTACTATTGTACATAAACCAATGACTGTTGGTGATGTAACTATGTGTCCATGGCTTGTAGGAGACGAATGGAAGACTGTGGGCAAAAAAGGTGGCAAGTACATCTTTGGACACTTTGAATTGCCTAACTTCTTTATGAACGCTATGGTACAAATGCCGGACCATGGAGAAATTAACTTAGATAGTTTTAAAAATTACGAGTTAGGTTTTAGTGGACATTTTCACAAGCGTCAGCAAAAAAGCAATATGATTTATATTGGCAATGCATTTCCACACAACTATGCAGATGCGTGGGATGACGAACGCGGCATGATGATTTTAGAGTGGGGCGGTAAGCCCGAATACCATAGCTGGCCAGGGCAACCAACTTTCCGCACCGTTAATCTGAGTAGGTTAATTGATGAAGCTGATTCTCTTATTTTACCAAAACAACATCTTCGAGTAACTTTAGATATCGATATTACCTACGAAGAAGCTAGTTTCATCAAAGAAAACTTTATGTCTCAGTACGAGATTCGAGAGCTTACGTTAATTGCAGAAAAGAAAGCTGCTGAAATTGATACTAACATTGACATCCAATCTTTTGAAAGTGTTGATCAAATTGTGTCCAGTCAGCTTGTGAATATTGAAAGCGACACGTATAATAAAAATACGCTACTGGCGATTTATAACAGCCTATGATAAAAATAAAAGAACTTACAGTCAAAAACTTTATGAGCGTGGGTAATCAAACCCAAGCTGTAGATTTTGAAAAAACACATCTTACCCTTGTTCTCGGAGAAAATTTAGACATGGGGGGCGACGACAGCGGTAGTCGTAACGGTACTGGTAAAACTACTATTGTAAATGCCCTTAGCTATGCATTATTTGGTACAGCATTAACTAACATTAAAAAAGATAACTTAATCAACAAGATTAATAATAAAAATATGTTAGTTACACTTTCGTTTGAGAAAGATAGCCAAACTTATCGTATTGAGCGAGGACGTAAACCTAACATACTACAGTTTTATGTAAACGATATTGAACAAGAATCTGAAGAAACAGACGACGCCCAGGGCGATATGCGTGAAACACAAAAAGACCTAGACGAATTGCTAGGTATGAGTCACGATATGTTTAAACATGTAGTAGCGTTAAACACTTACACCGAACCGTTTCTTTCTATGAAAGCAAACGATCAAAGAGCAATTATCGAACAGCTATTAGGTATTACTATACTCAGTGAAAAATCAGAAAAACTAAAAGAGTTTATTAGACAAACCAAAGAAGATATTGCTCAAGAAACAGCTAAAATTGAAGCAACAAAACGATCAAATGAAAGCATACAAAAAAGCATCGACAGTTTAATTACCAAACAAACCGTTTGGAACAAGCAAAAAGAAGTTGATCTTGAAAAAATTGCTAGGGCAATTATCGAGCTTGAAAATGTAGACATTGAAGCAGAAATTGCAACGCATGCCGCGCTAAAAATCTACAACGAACAGTCTGCAAGACTGCGGTCCTTGAATAAGGAACGTGCTACGTTAGAAAGCGCGATAGCGCAAGCAGAGCGAAGCGTCACGAAGTACGACAGCGAGCTTATGAAGTTAGCGAATAAGCGGTGCCATGCTTGTGAACAGGAGTTGCATGACCATAAACACGGCGAAATGACGTCTACAGCGCAGGGAAACCTAGATGAAGCAAAAAAATATCTAGCTAAGGTTACTGGGGATTTAGATAAAATCCGAACAGAAATTGACGGCATTGGCGAGATCAATGGTAGGCCAAACACTTACTACGACACAGTAGAAGAGGCGTTAAAACACCAAAATAATCTCAAAACTCTTGAACAACAGCTGGCTATAAGAGCCGGAGAAACTGACCCTTATCAAGAGCAGATTGACGAATTAACCAATACTGCCCTACAGGAAATTACTTGGGATGCTGTCAACGAGCTGTCTACACTTAAAGAACATCAGGAGTTCTTACTCAAGTTATTGACCAGTAAAGACAGCTTTATACGCAAAAAGATCATTGATCAAAATCTAGCCTATCTAAACAATAGACTAACTTATTACCTGGATCGCATGGGCTTACCGCATAGTGTTACGTTCCAAAACGATCTTAATGTTGAGATTACACAACTAGGTCAAGACCTAGACTTTGATAATCTAAGTAGGGGAGAGCGTAATCGCTTGATCTTAGGCTTGTCCTGGGCGTTCCGTGATGTTTGGGAAAGTCTATATCAAAACATTAATCTATTGTTTGTAGACGAACTAATTGACAACGGATTAGATGCGTCAGGTGTTGAAAGTGCGCTAAGTGTTCTTAAGAAGATGAGTCGAGAGCGCAAGAAGAACATCTACTTAATTTCACACAAAGACGAACTAATTGGTCGCGTGAACAATGTGCTGAAAGTTATCAAAGAAAACGGCTTTACATCGTATGCTACAGATTTAGAGGTTACAGAATGAACAACTATGACATGACCATACATTCAAATCCTGATGCTCAGGCGTGGACTAACTTCTTTAGAGAAACTCACCCCCATTGTAATATTGAGGATGATATTATGCTAGCTTGGTTTGCCAATGCTATGATGGCCATGCACGATCATCTAGTTTATCAAGGTGCTCCGATCAACGGAGACCACGCTGAGTTTATCATGAGTCAAACAAAATGATCATAGGATTTACCTGTTCAACATTTGATCTGTTTCATGCAGGGCATATTATCATGCTCAAAGAAGCACGAACTGTTTGTGATCGACTGATAGTGGGACTGCAAACAGATCCCACTATTGATCGCCCTAGTACTAAAAACAAACCTGTACAAAGTATGTTTGAAAGATATGTGCAGCTTGAAGCCTGCAAGTATGTAGATGAAATAATACCTTACTCTACAGAAAAAGAATTAGTTGACATATTTCTTGCATATCCTATAAACATTAGGATTTTAGGTGAGGAATACGAAAATCGACACTTCACTGGCAAGGTAGAGTGTCTAAACAAAGGCATAGATTTTTATTTTAACAAAAGGCAACACACATTTTCTACTACCGAGCTTAGACAGCGGGTTGTAGACACAGAGGCGGAAAAATTATTAAATGCTACCCAATCAAGATGAACAACTACATGCTGAGCTGCTAGCTGAGTTTAGGCGTTATTTTGAACTAAACCAACAGTGGATCAACGAGGGGACCAAAGCATCTGCTGTACGTCTCCGTAAGAGCCTAAGTGAAATTAGGCGAATATGTTCACGTAGGCGTGTGGTTATTCGTGATTGGTCAGTGGAAAAAGAAAAAGAATTAGCAGCTAAAGAGGCTCGCAGACAGGCTCAAAAGAAGGGTGGTGGTGCTCAGTAGTCAGGTATATATTACATGACGTGGCACTATCAAAATCGTTTAGTTGAAGAAATACCCGAAGGCTGTATCGGCTTTGTGTATCTCATCACAAATCTAAAAACCGGACAAAAATACATAGGCAAAAAACTAGCACAGTTTAAACGCACGAAACCACCACTCAAAGGCAAAAAACTTAAACGTAGATCTACAGTAGAAAGCGATTGGCGCGACTACTGGGGATCAAGTGATAGACTACAGGCAGACGTCACAGAACTAGGTCCGGAAAACTTCCAACGAGAAATACTTTATCTTTGCAAATCCAAGGCAGAAATGTCCTATCTAGAGGCAAGAGAACAGTTTGAACGTCGTGTACTCGAAACAGACGAATACTATAACGGTATTATTAATGTTAGAGTTGGCGGGTCAAATATCCTAAGGCAACGCCTACAAGAACAACTACAGGCAAAACAAACGGTCTAAGCTAGCGCAGGCTAAATTCGTGCGCTCAAATCCCTGGTGATGTCGCAGGGTAAGGAAATCTCTCGCCGTTAAGAGTACTCAGCAACTATCCTTTACAGGACGATGATCAGATATGCCTACATACAACTGGTTTTGCTGTTTAAAAAGAATTTTAAATAGGCTAAAAGAGGGTGAAAAACCCACGGCTGTATGCGTGTTAGCGTATGTGTACAGACCCGCCGTTGTATAAGACGACATGATTAGGTACCGGATAACCGCCTAAGCTAGCTAAATGCTTGTAGTGTTAACGCTAAGTGAACTGCTCAACTCAGATAATGTTCATTTTTTAGCCCGCAAGGGCTAAGTGTGACTACACAATCTAGATAATATCTTTAAACGCTTCGCGTTTATAATACTTTCATAATTAAAGAAAAGAGATAAGTTCGAGCGATAGCGAAGAACAGATCGGCGTAGACGATCTAGAAAGAGCATAAATATTCTGTAAGAGAATACTATAATGAAAATCCTTGACGTAATTACTAATGAAGGCGTGTTTGATGCATTTATGCGTGGCTTTGAAAAAGGCGCCGGAAGATCTTCAACACCTGCACAACGAGCTATGGCTGGCGCAGAAAGGGGAGCTGCTGATCTAGCAGTTGCTGCTGAAAAAGTTACTCCTGAGTTGTCCATGTGGGCCAAGTTGGAAAAGCGTGTTGACGACAAACTACTAGCTCAAGCAGAAAAAGAATTATCTGCCAGTCTTAAGGCCAAAGTACTTGGGCACTATTCAAAAGAATTAATCAGCTGGATGGGATGGGCTAACATTATTGGTAATGTTGCTTGGTATTGGGGTGTAGCTAAACCGGCTCTAGACAGTGAATATAAAAAAGGCAACATGACAGCTGCACAGTATCAAGAAAAACTAACAGAACTACGTGGTGCTATGATCACAAGAATTATTGCACCTAAAATTGCTCTTAAACTTGGCCAGAAGGTTGGAGTAAACTGGGTACTAGGAAGACTTCCGTGGCTACTAAATGCCTCAGGCGCTAAGTCCGCGGCTGTAATTACAAGAGCAATTGGAACAACAACGGGTGCCGCGGCTGCTTATTCTTTCTTTTTAACCCCAGCAGGCCAAGATGTACTTACTGAAAATTTAGGAATTCTAGTATTTGGTGTTGGAGTTGGATTCAATGCAACTGAAAAATTAGCTACATGGCTAATGGGCAAGTCTAGTTCAGGATCTAGTACATCTAACAATTCTGGCACACCTGACCGTCAAGATCCTAATGCCAAACAAGATATTGATTCTACATCGTCTAAAGCTGACGATTGGAGTCAAACTCCCGGTAAGAAATGGGGAGATGGACTAGGGCCAAGTTCTCGATAATTAAAGAATATTCATTTGTGTAGCTTTAGTAGTTTCAATATTTTCTTTAATTATTTTACTTAAAATTTCAATATCCTCAGCAGAGTAAGTATGGAATAGGTCGTTGATATTAACACCACCACGCATAAACCAACTTATTCTAAACAAGTCTGTTTTAAAGTCTAATACTTCTCGATCTAGCCTAACAAGATATTCTTCAATTTCTTCGTTAGAGAGTCTTGTTAGGCGCCTGCGAAAAAATTTGCTTGATCCAATTCAACAGCAATAGCGTCTTCGTGTCCGCAACTATCACACTTAATTTTTTGATCTGGAACACGCCATGCATCACTGTTTTTATTAATTGTTTCTTTGATAGCATCAAAAATAGTTTTGTCACAGTTATCTAACCACTCTTTAATAAAACTATATTCAGTAACTACTCCGGTAGGTGTTTCAACTTGCTGAATACTAGAAACTGTAATTTTATTTTGTAAAAGACCTAGTTCGTTAAAAATGTCAGTCATTAGTGTAGTACGCTCGTCGCCTGTGGTTAGTTCAACTATTTGATTTAATCGTTTTTGTAGAGCAAAATTTTCTAAGTTAAACTCTGTTGCTTGTTTATAAGTTAAAGGTTTAATTTTAATTTTAAGATCGCCTACAACTACATCTGAGTCAAACGAACATTGTGTAAAATGTTCTAAATAAGTGCTAAGGTTAATGTCGTAGTTATTGTCAGTTTTACAGTTAGAACAAACATGAACAACCGGCATAGTATTACCGTAGGTAGCAATCCTAATAGCAACTAAAATTGCATCAATGTCTAGATTGTTAATATCCCAGCCGTCAACAATATTTGGACAACAGCTTTGAACAACTCGCACAGTGCTTTCACCGCTGAGTAATGCATCCGGAGTTTTAATAATAATTTCGTCCATGCCAGTCATTCCGTAAACAGGCATATTTTCAGGAGAACCAGATAGACTCCCGGGTTTGTTAAAAATGCCTCCACTAGGCAAGGTTACAAAGACCTTAGGTTGTCTAAAAAACTTCTTTAAAGGGTTTTCAGCCATTATTTTCTCCGGATAAATATTATATAATCGTATTTATATACGCATATTTTCTGGATTTTTTTTATGACTTTACCTACCATGACTCCGCAAGAATTTGAAGACTCAATGAAAAAAGCCATGGCTTCGGCTATGGTTACTAGTCGAATTAATCTAGGGGGCCCGCAAACACCTAATGGTCCAGCTACGGGAATGAAACTACCTGAGCTGCCTGGTGTAGTTACCTTGTTTACATCTGGCGTGTCAGGAATGGTTAAAGCTGTTGGCGACACAATAGATGTGTGGAGAAATGCCAGTAACCTTGGTATAAATTTTGGTTCTGATGCGGTAGCATTACGTAGTAGTATTGGAACTACTAGACTGTCAGTTGAGGAATATTCACAAGTACTATCTAGAGCATCGCAAGGATTTACCGCATTTGGCGGTATTATGAGCGATAGTGCTAGAAAATTTAATCAACTAAGTTACGAATTTGGTACAAATTTTGGCGACCAGTTGATGAAAGCTGGATTTACCGTAAAAGAGTATAACGAAGTGCTTGCCTTGGCCAATACTGGTAATAGACGTATGTATGCAGAAGGTAGCGCAGCTAACAAAGCAGCACAAGAAGCAGCCTATAACCTAGCAACAGAAATGGATAAAGTTGCACAGATATCCGGATTAAGCAGAAAAGCACAGCAAGATGCAGTATTTGAAAGACAACAGGATGCAAGGTTGCAGGCAACATTACTCCAGGAACAAAAGAACGGAAACGCTAACATAAAAGCACAGTACGATATTGCAGCCAATCAATTTAGACAATTTGGCAAACCTATGGAAGACCTTGTAAGAGATATGTTCTTAGGTGGCAGGCTTACACAAAAATCAATAGACTTAGTATCAGCGTTAGGCGGTGATATCGGTAGCGAATTGCGTACAGTGATGACTCAACTAAAAGAAGCATCTCGAACAGGTGACAAAGATAAGATAAAAGAAGCTCAAGATGCAGTTACAAATGCACTAGCAAATGTAGCAAAACGAATGGAATCAGATCCTAACTTAACTAATATTGCAAAAAATCAAGGCGCCGCGTTTGAGGTTCTTGGCGAAACGTTTATTAAAAGCCAAGGTTTAAGAGATGCAATTGCTGCTGAGCAAGCAAGAGTTTTAGAAGTTGAAAAACGACACATTGATCAGAGAGAAGCACTTAATAATCTAAGGATTCAAGCTGAAAACTATGCACAAGGACAAAATCGCTCAGGGCAAGCTATAGCAGGCGCCCAAACAACAGAACTCTTTTTAAGAACTCAAGCTAGACTAGCAGACGCACAAACAGTTTTATCAAGGATGATCGATGCAGGTAACACAGCACTAGGCAAGACTGACACAGTTGCTAAGGCTTTAGATATTCTGCAAAATGTCAAAGAAGTAGGAGGCAAACCGTTCGCTGACAGATTTGGTGACAAATTTGACGATGTAATGAAAAAGATAAAAGACGGAACATTAAAGCCAGAGGATATCAGCGGAAAACTAAAAGAAATTACAACTGAAATTACCAGCTTTCTTAAAACATCGGGTGTTGATCTAGGAAGTACTGTGCTACAAGAAGCGTTCACTATGGGCAAAATGGTTGCCCAAGGGTTTGGCGATGCAATGCTCGACTTATTAAAACAGGCCGCTAGAGCATCTGCACCCGATGTACCACCTCGTCACGGTGGTACAATAGGAGAAACAGGACGATTGCGAGAAGTCGGAAACCCAATTGTTCAACTTAAAGATAAAGAAACTGTGTTCACTGACGAACAATTAATGAATTTTGCTAGAAATTCTGCAGGAAGTAGTCTAGATGCTATGCGTAATATTGCTAGTTCTTTAGAAACAGCAGTATCACCAGGCGACAAATCTGATATGACTTATATTAATTTGTTTACAGACATGTTTAAAGATATACAAACAAAAATATCTCCTGCAAATATACCAAATACTGTAACATTTGATAGACAATCAATTGACACACTAGGAGAAAAACTATCATCAACCGTTGAGTCTATAGCTGCATCAATGAAAGAAAACAAGCTCGAAGTTCAACCTACCGTAGAAACTAACTTTGACGATACTATTAACACAGCATTTGTTGAGTTCCAGCGTGTGATGCCAACAATTGCCGATGCGTTTAATAGAGGAATGTCTGACCTAACAACTATTATTCCTACAATTGGACAAAATCAAACTAGAGATCTGGTAAGGATAATTCCTACAGAAATTCAACAGGCTAGATACGAAAACCAAAGACAAGAAGAAGCTAGAAGAAGAGTTGAACCAACTACAGTTCAGCCAGCTACTCCAGCAGAAAATCCTATTAACAACGTTGCTCTAGATGAACTCAAAGAACTATTAAATCAATTAAATACAACTATGGGATCTTCTGTAGTAGGTCAACTATCAGAATTGGTTGGTGTAACAGAAAGGCAGGTTAGGGCAACTAGACGTTTAGATCCAAACATATCTGTGAGATAACAAAAGGTTAAATTTAAATGAGTTGGAAAAAATATTTTACTCCTGCACCAATTGGAACTCAATTGAGTCCAATATCTGGAATGAACTCTGGAAATAAAGTAGGCCCTGCAAAGTCAAACTATTCAAGCTACTTGCCTGATGTTTATACAGGTAGTCCAAATCGTATTGAAAGATATCAACAATACGAAGTGATGGACAGCGATCCAGAAGTAAATGCTGCACTAGATATTCTAGCAGAATTTACCACACAAAAACTAAAAGACGGTAAAACTCCATTTAGTGTACAATGGAGACATCGAGCAACTAATACAGAAATTAAAATACTAGGTGAATATCTACAACAATGGTGTAAGCTGCAAAAATTTGACACACGGATATTTAGAATTCTACGTAATGTATTCAAATATGGTGATGCATTCTTTATTCGTGATCCAGAAAATCAAAAATGGAGTTATGTTGATCCTAGCAAAATTGTAAAAATTATTGTAAACGAAAGCGAAGGTAAACGACCCGAGCAATATATAATTAAAGATCTTGCACCAAATTTTGAACATCTAGTAGCAACACAAATAACACCTAATATTAATCCTAGACAGGGAACCGGTGGTATGGGAGGCTCGGGTGGCTACGGTGCAGTTGGCGGACAAATGCCAAAGAGCAACGCATATCCCGCTGCT